TTCGTCAGCCGCCGCCGGTGCCGCAGCCCGCCGTGCAAGCCCGCATCGACGAGTTCCGCGACGAATTTCCGCTGTTCATGGCGCCCGGCTGGAAAGGCGAAGCCTTCACCCGGGCGGTGCAGGCCATCGACATGGCGGTCGCCAACGAAGGCTTCATGCCGAACACCGACGACTATTGGGACGAGGTCCGCGACCGCATGCGCGAGGCCAATCTCGTTCCCGCCGAGGCCCGGCAATCTCCCCAGCGCGTCGCCGAACCCCGGCGAGCGCCCGAACGCCGGGGGCCGCCGACGATGGGGGCGGCACAGCCGCGCTCCGCAAATGGCGGCACGCAGGTGAAGATTTCGCCCGAGCGCAAGCAGGCGATGATTGCCATCGGGTGCCTTGATCCCGATGGGCGCACTGTCACGGATCGCAACAAGTTCAACCGGGTGCTCAAGCAGTATTCCGAGTTCGACCGTGCGAACAACGTCTAGGAATGGCGATGAGCGGTAACGACGAACGCATGGGCGCGGCCGACGACGGGAAATCCGCCGGCGGCCGCGGTACGCGTGGTCGGGCGCAAGTCGACCCGCGGCTCCTCGCCGATCGCGAGGCGGCCGAACGTGACTTCACCGAAGATCGCGACATGAGCGAGGACGAGCGCCTCGAATTGTTCCGCGAATCGCTGGTGCAATCTGTCCTTCCCGATTTGCCTCGTATGCCCGGCTACCACACATGCTGGCTTACGACCTCGAACCCCCGCGACTCGATCCAGTGGCGCATCCGCATCGGATACGAACTGGTGAAGGTTCAGGATTGCCCCGGCTGGGACGGTGTTACCGTCGCTGCGGGTGATTATGCGGGCGTGATCGCGGTCAACGAAATGGTGGCAGCCCGGATACCCCTCGGCCTCTACAATCGCTACATGCGAGAGGTCCATCACACGCTCCCCCTCAAGGAGGAGGAGAAACTGCGCTCGCAGATCGACGAATTCGCGGGCGCGGCGGAACGGCGGGGTTCCAGGGTTCTCGAAGGCGACGGGACGGCGGAATTGGTTCAACGAGCCAAGCCGATGCCCCCGTTGGATGCCTAGCCCCTAGTCCAGAAGGTTTCGGCCTGGCTCCCGGCATCAACCGTGGAGTAGGCACATGGCTTCAGTTTCTTCGCCTTATGGCGCGCAGCCGATCAGTTCGGGCAGCGGCATCGTACGCGCCGAGCGCATGCCGAACGGCATCGCCAGCGCCTACGGCACGAACATCTTCAAGTGGGATCCGATCGCGCTGACTTCGGGCCTCATCACCAAAGTCGCGCTCGGCACCGTTCCGCTGTTCGGCTTCTTCGCCGGCGTTGAATACACCCCGCTCGGCGGGCGTCCGGTGGTATCGCCGTTCTGGCCGGCCGGCACCGTCGTCGACACGACGTACGACTTCCTCGTCTATTACTGGCCCGCGTGGCTGCCCGATCTGCGCATCAAGGTTCAGGCCGACGGCAGTGTCGCCCAGGCGCTGATGGGGTCGGGCTTTGCCTTCAACAACCTCACCGCAGGCAGCACAAGCACGGGCCTTTCGGCCTGCACGGTCGCGCACGCCGGCGTCGCCTCCGGCACGCAGGCGCAGCTGGCGTTCGTCGAGTTCGCGACCGATGTCGGCTCGACCCCCGGTGACGCCTACACCGACCTGATCTGCACCGTCGCCTACCCGCAGGTCGGCTTCGCCGGTCAGACCTCGATCGGCTGATGAACGCCGTCGGCAGCAACGCTCTGCGCGTCGGAGGCGGCCTTTTCGGCAGCCTTGCGGGCGGCTGCGCGTTGCTTGCCAGCGGCCATCGCAGCAAGGCGCGCGGCGCGCAGTTCGGGGTTCTGCGCTGCGGCCTTCAGCCCGGCGACACGCTTGGCGCGGACCTCGGGATCGCTCCACGCCGAAGCCTGCTCGGCAGATCGTTGTTCGGACGTTTTCGCCCCGTTGACGGCACGCATCGTGGCACTTCGGCCAGGACTGGGCGGCTTCGGCTCGGCTGGCTCACGTCCAGCAGCCTTCGCTGCGGCAGCCGCCTTGATGCCGGCAATGCGCCGCGCCCGGACATCGGGATTGCTCCACGAGGACGCAATGCCGGCAGACCGGCCAGCGAGCATCGCCGCGCGTTTCTCGGGGTCTTCCCAGGCAGCAGACTTCTTGGCACCGAGACGTTTGCGGTAGGCCGGATCGCTCCACCTGACACGCAGTCCTTCGGACATCAAAACGCGAGCCTCTGGCGTGTGAGCCAGAGCAAGATTCGCAAGACGCGCTTCCAGGGCGCGTGCCGTCTTGGCCTTCTTTTTGCCGCGCATCGCGAGCACCCGCTTGGCACGGTGCTCTACGTCCTTCCACAGACGCTCATTCTGCGCGGTCGCCGCAGCACCACGCACCTCAAGGGCAGGCATCCATCGTTCTGGGCGATCCTCCCATCCGGCCAGGATGTTCGTCAGGATGCCGCCTGGATCAATGTCGCGGCGACCAAAGTGCTTGATGTATTCACGCTCAATGCGGATCGCATCGGGATAGCCGTCACACTCGGCCAAGATGACGATCTCGGGTTCGATGCCGACGCTCAGGTGAGCGGCCATCACTTCGTTGACGCGGAAGTTCGGATGACCGGCTTCCGAGTGAGCGGAACGAAGGTGCCGAAGCGGTCGGTCGCGCCCTCCCATCCCGACATAGAAGATCGTGCCGCGGGTTTCCTCGCGCATGTCCACCAGCGCGTAGACGATCGGATTGCTTGCCATTTTGGCCTCCAACTGGCGTGCAAAACCGATCATACCGCAGTCCAGCGTGATAGTCCAGAAATCCGTGTAGTTAAACGCGGCCAGCGTGAAGAAGCGCAAAATTACCTCCCCAACCCCCAAAATCCAGAGCGTAACCCTGGATTTGTCTCAGGAGAGTAGACAATGGCTAGCCCGATGAGAAGCACAGATTTCCGTTCGATCGTAGAACCAATCCTCAACGAGGAATTCGACGGTGTCTACGAGCAGCGCGTAGACGAGTGGCGCGGCCCGTTCCGCGAGCAGACTGGCATCCCGCGCAACTATCACGAGGAGCCGGTGTTGTATGGGTTCTCGGCGGCGCCGGAATTGCCGGACGGTTCGCCGGTCACGTATCAGTCGGGCGGCGTGCTCTACATGAAGCGGTATCAGTACCGGGTGTGGGGCTTGGCTTTCGCGCTGACGCAGGTGCTGGTCGAGGACGGCGATCACATCAAGATCGGCCAGATTTATGCGCGGCATCTGTCGCAGTCGCTGATCGAGACGACGGAACTGAATTGCGCGAACGTGCTGAACCGCGCGTTCAACTCGTCCTACCCCGGCGGCGACGGTGTTGCGCTGAACGTCAACAACCATCCGATCGTCGGCGCGACGTTCTCCAACGTGCTCTCGACGGCGGCGGCGCTGTCGCAGACCTCGCTCGAACAGATGCTCGTGCAGGTCCGTCAGGCGGTCGACAACAACGGCAAGCGCATCCGGCTGATGCCGCGCGCCGTCACCTGCGCCCCGGCCAACGTGTTCCAGGCCGAGACGATCCTGAAGTCGGCGCTTCGTACCGGCACGTCGAACAACGACGTGAACCCCATCAACACGATGGGCCTCCTCAAGGAGGGCCAGTACAACATGAGCCGCCTGACCTCGAACACCGCATGGTGGGTCAACACCGACGCGCCCGAGGGGCTGAAGCTGATGATCCGCCGGGGTCTCAAGCGCAGCATGGAGGGAGATTTCGCGACGGACACGATGCGCTTTAAGGCGACCAAGCGAGAGGCGTATGGATTCACTGACCCCAGGGGGGTCTATGGTACCCCGGGCCTCTGAGGCGTTGATTTTAAACGAGTTTTTGGCCTGTGCAGGAGTCCTTGTATCGGCCAAAAACACGCTTGATATTCCGCTGGTGTAAGGGGTATAAAGATACCGCACCAGATGGAGGCTACGATGTCGGCTAGGCTGTTTGTGGCGTGTCAGGTTGAAGGTTGCGGTCGGACCCATAAGGCTCGCGGGTTTTGCGCTTCGCATTACCAGCAGTTCAAGATGAGCCGACCGATCACGCCGGAGATAAAGACGCGGGACATGCGACCGCCACCGGAATGCACCGAAGCCGGATGCCACGAGCCGGTAAAGTCGAAGGGCCTATGTCAGATGCACTACGCTAGGCTGCTCCGTCACGGCCACACGAGGCGCAGCACGAATGGGCACGGCCCCCTTCGTCAATGCTCCGTTGCGGGCTGCACGGACCACCATTACGCGCTCGGGATGTGCCACAAGCACCATATCCGGGCACGTAAGCTAAAAGTGCATGGCCTCACGATCAGCGACGTGACGAGGATGATTGCGGATCAGGAAGGCAGGTGCGCTATCTGCAAGATGGAGGCGCGAAAACAGAACCACCTGTCCACGCGCGTGCATGATCTATGCGTCGACCATGACCACAAAACGGGTGCCGTGCGCGGGATGCTCTGCGACTCCTGCAACCGGGGCATCGGCCTTTTCGGAGACGACATTTCCTTGCTGGAAGCGGCGCTGGCTTATCTCAAGCGTCACGCCCCCGAGCCGCAGCGCGAGACCGCCTATACGCTCCCTGGCGAGCCGCTTTGGCCGCCCGGCTTTGTGAACTGACCGGAGGCTACGATGCACGCTTCTGATGACCTCTACTTGGGGAGCACGATCGGCGGTCCCGACGGGCTTTCGCTGTTCGCCACGGCGGCCGAAAACCCGACGACGCAGGCCGGCGTCGGCCCGGCGGGGCGCATCTTCTTCCTGAACGTGACCCCGCTGACGTTGCAGACGAACAACCTGCGCGCGTCGGCGGCGATCTCGACGACCGCCCTCGCGCTTTCGGCCGGCACGAACATCACGGCGGGCACCGCGCCCGATGGTTCCGGTGCCATCGTCTACCTGCTGGACTGCAACCGGGGCGTCTCGCTGACATCGGCCTCGAACCTGTCGGCCATCAACTTCACGATGGTCGGCTACGACCTCTATGGCCGAAAGACTTCGTCCACGATTGCCGGCCCGAACGCCAACACCGTCAATTTCCCCAAATGCGTCGTGTCGGTTCTGTCGGTGACGGCCAGCACGACGAGCGCGAACTCCGTGTCGATCGGCACGGCCGACCTGTTCGGCTTTCCGTTCCTTATCAAGAACGCGGTCTATCTCGGCGTGCCGAAATGGGACAGCACCCTGGCGGCGAACGCCGGCACCTTCACCGCCGGCGACCAGACGAACCCGGCGACGGCGTCGACCGGCGACCCTCGCGGCACCTACGCGCAGGCCGGCAACCCCTCGAACGGCACGCGCCAGCTGATCGTGCCGTTCACCCTGGATGCGTCGCAATGCGGTCCGTTCCTCATCCCGACCAGCACGATCGGCGTCACGCCCGCATAGGAGGACCACAATGCTTCCCCCCGAAAAAGTCGACGCCTTCGTCGAAGCCGGCGCGGCCGCGGCGCAGGCCGAGATCGACAAGCTGGCCGAGTTTCGCCACACGCCGTCTTGGAGCGATCTTCAGGCCGCCATCAAGGGCACGCTGCGCTTCATCGCGACCTATGATCCGAGCGCCGAGGAACCGGCCGCCGAGGAACCGGCCGCCGAAGGCGGCACCGAAGGCGCGGACAACGTCGTGTCGATCACCACTTCCGGCGCAGGTGTGGTCCCGGCGCCGGTAGACGGCGGGGCTTCTGGTTCGCCGGAGGCCCCGCCAACCGAACAGCCCGAGCCGCCCCAGGCCGCGTAAATGCCCCATCCCATCGTCACGACGATCACGCTTGCCGCCGGGTCCGCGAACGCCATCGCGCTGTCCCAGTCCGGCACCGCGAACACGCCGCTGACGCTGAACGGCGCGCTCGTATCGGGCGGCGTTGCGACGCTGACCCCGACCAGGCGCGTCGCGATCACCAGCGCGGGCAACGACAGCGGCATCACGTTCACGGTGACAGGCACCGCCAGGGCCGAGCGCAACAACGTCGTGCAGTCGGAGACGATCACCGGCGGCAACGCGGCGGCGGTCTATACGACGCAGGACTTCGCGACGGTGACGGCGATCACGCCGAGCGGCAACACCGCAGCGTCGGTGACGGCCGGCACGAACAGCATCGCCTCCGGTCCCTGGGTGCCGTGGTCGGACTATGCCGAGGATTTTCAGGTCAACTGGTACGCCTACGTGACCGCCGGCACGCCGTCCTATCAGGTCGACTACACGAACGACGACGTGTTTGGGCTGTGGCTGCCGTCGACCGTTCCGTTTCCGAGGGCGATCGCCGGAACCTCCGCCACCACGACCGGCGGCGGACAGTTCACGAACCCGATCACCGCCTCGCGCCTGACGCTGACGGCGGCGGGCACGGTGCAGCTTACCCAGCAACAGCAAGGGACGTGATTCGTGGCGATCAGGCACATCCCCGACGGCGGCGATTTCGAGTTCTCGAAGGATTTCGGCTTCAGCGGAAGCGCGGTGGCTCGTCACGACGCCCGCAATTTGCCGAACAAGGCCGTCGACGACGAGTACGGCGACGGTTCCTACGTGCAGTCCAGGCCGATGGGCGGTGCGCAGGACGTGCGTGCGCTGCGCCGCGCCCGTGGCGGCTCCGTAGGCGAACCGGACTGGTCCGCCGATCGCGCGGCAGCAGACCGCATCCAGCCGGCCCAGCCGTCGCAGCGGCCTCCGATCGGCGAGAAGTCACCCGGTAAGAAGATGGGTGGCCGGATTCGTCGCGCCACTGGTGGCTCCGCCGATGATGACCGTCCTGGGCATGACCAACTCGGCGGCGATTTCAACAGCAACAGGGTTGTCGGCACCGTGCGTCGCGCTACGGGCTATAAAAACCCAGGCGGCAGCGGAACCACAACAACATATGGTCCAGAACAACCGCTCTACGCACACGACATCCCCATCGAAGACTTCAACAAGGAAAGTCGCGGCGGACGGATCAAGCGTGCAATGGGTGGCCCGGCAACCCCCGCCATGCCGCCTCAGATGCCGGCGCAGAACCCGACGCAGATGATGCCGCAGCAGCCGATGATGGCGCGCGGCGGTCGGCTGAAGAAGGCGATGGGCGGCACGGTCGACGCCGACTACGAGCCGAAGATGGTTTCGTCCGAGGTCGGGCTGAACGCGAAGCCGAACATGAACATCCGTGCCGGCGGCAACCGCCACGCCTATGCTCAGGGCGGAGCGGCGATCCCCGGGCCGGCCCCGGCGTCGATGCAGGGCAACCCGCAGCAGGCCGCTTCCGCTTCTCCTTTGTCGCAGGCGACGATCACGATGCCCGCTCCGGCGATGGCGCAAGCGTCCGCGAAGATGCTCGCGACCGGCGCAAAGCTGGGGGCGCGGCAAGCGGTCGGGCAGTTGGCGAACGCCGGCCAGCAGATCGCGGCTCGGCTGCGCGGTCAGGGACGCAGCGCAGCGCCCGAGATGGCGTCGCCCGTCGCACAACCGCCGCCGCGGCCCGAGCAGCAGGGCATCCCCGCGATGAAGAAGGGTGGCCACCTGACCGCTGCCGAACGGCACGCGCTGCCCAAAAGCGACTTTGCGCTACCGGGCGGCCGCTACCCGATTCCGGATCGGAATCACGCTGCGAATGCAAAGGCTCGGGTCAGCCAGTTCGGAACAGCGAAGGAAAAAACTGAGGTCAATGCTGCAGTCAGCCGGAAGTATCCTGGGATGGGACGGAAGGGCTAACGTGTCCCGCTTTCCACCTTGCGTTCAGGCCGGCAAGACGGCAGGCGTGGCTGCAATAGCGCGCTTTGTCTTTGCGGGCACCGCACACTTCGAAGCCAGTGCGGCACACTTCGCAGACCTTTGCCACACGCGGCGAGGGCGGTGCATTCGGGCGCGTGCGCGGGTTCAGGACAGGTTTACGGTTGGCGGCGTGATCGCTCAAAATGCCACCGCGCACCTTTCTATGGGGATCGGCGTAGTAGCAGATGCGAGAGCACCAGTTGCGGGCTTTCACCCTGTTTGCCTTTTTCAGGAACAGGATGCCGCATCTGACGCACTCTACCGGCGGCTTGAACGTCCCTACGCGCAGGATAAGTGCGGCCGATTCAGGGTGTCGTATAGCGTGACACGGAGCGCAGAGTATCTGGATGTTGGTCTCGTCCGTGGCAAGGTCGGGCCGATCCACGACGCGTTGAATGTGGTGGGCCTGCAATCTGTCGGTGCTGCCGCAATCAGCACAAACGCTGCCTGGCTTGACTTGGCGGCTTGTGAAACTGTTCACGGTTCCGGTGCGGTGACTTTTCTTGCCGCCCTGCCAGTTAAAATGAAGCTCCCCGGCCTTCATTCGGCCAATCGTTTTCCTGGCGCACGCAACAGAACAATGCGTCTGTCTTTTGGCAACAGATGGCGTAACGCTGAATGTGCGCGAACACTCCTTACAGACCCTGTCTACCCTGATCGGCTTCTTGCGCGGCGGCGGCGAAACGGCAGCATGGCACCTGTGCGAGCAAAACCGGCCTATATGGCGCGGATCGCGAGTGTAGATAACGCCACATGCCTCGCACGCCCTCTGCATTCCAATCCTCCCGTAAACCCAAAGGAGATAGTAACGTGGCCATAACTCATGTCGAGGGAGCGTTCGAACCGGAACACTTTAGCAAAGAATTCGGCTTCAGTGGATCAACGGCCGGCCAGCGCGCGCCGCGCGGTGCCCAGGAAGACGAGACGCCGGCATCAAGCAAGATTCGCGGCAAGAGCGCGGTCCCATATGACGCCGACGTGGCGACGCACGGCAGCCACATGGGCGGCTTCGAGGAACACGGCAAGGGCACGATGGACTTCGCCAGGGGTGGGGAAGTGCATCACCCGCACGGCCACGAGCCGATGCACGAGGAGGAACACATGGGCGGCGGCCGCAAGGTGCATCACATGCACGGCGGCCATTCGATCCATCACCCCGACGGTCATGTGACGCATCACCATCACGACGGTTCGGAAGTGCCCGCGCATATGGCGCGCGGCGGCCACTCCGGGACGATGCACCCGCACGGCCACCACATCACGCATACCGAGCACAAGTCCGATGGCCGGGTCATCATGCACCACGCTCACGGCGGCCATTCGGTGATGCACCCGCACGGGCACATGAGCCACCATGGCGCCGACGGTGCCCCGGCGCACATGGCGATGGGCGGCCACCACGACCCCGAGAGCGAATACGTCCACAAGGCCCGGGGCGGCCACCAGCTTGCCGGCAAGCCGCAGACCCTTCCCCGCGACATGAAGCCGGCCGGGATGCGCCACCACTCGCCAATCGAGACCGCTCCGCGCGATCCTGGCATCACCACCACGCCGCGCAACCAGATGAGCGGCGGCGAGATGGGCTACGGCGTCGAACCCTCGGCCGAACCCGACACGGCCGGCGACGGCCAGGGCATCCCGCAGATGAGGCGCGGCGGCCACAAGCGGTAAGTCGTGAACCCCGATCTGGCGCTCGCCCAGGCAGGCACGATGCGTGTCTGGGCACAGGAATGGGAACGCAAGGCCATCGCCGATCCGGTGATCCATGCCGGCTACGGCGAGGTCGCCCTGCTGCTGCGCCGCGCCGCCGATCAGGCGGCGAAGGCGGTCGGCCCGGCAATCCGGCACGACATGATCGCGGAACCGTCGGCGAAGCCTGTTTTCGTCGATCATGGGATCGCGCCGACGCCGAACACCGAGTACGTCCGGCCCGACGAGGAAGCGGACGGCTGACACCGCTTTGATGGTCTGATAGATAAAGGTCACGGGTCGGCGCGATGCCGCTGGCTGTTCCTCCCTTGGAGCAAGCCATGCCGGTCGTCAGCAAAGCGCAATCGCGGTTCTTCCATGAGATGGCCGAGCATCCCGCCGAGGCAGCGAAGCGCGGCATCAAGCCGTCGGTCACGCGCGAGTTCCTCGACGCCGATCACGGCCGCTCGCTCAAGAACCTGCCCGATCACGTCGAGCGCAAGGCTGAAGGCGGCGCGGTCCGCCCGGTGCCGTTCAAATGGTAGTACCGACATCGGGAACGGTCTCGACGTTCAAGGTCAACCAGACCACGATCATCAATCACGCGATGCGCCGCGCCGGCCGCGCCCCGGAAAAAGCCTCGGCCGAAGACATTCAGATCGCGGTCGAGAGCATCAACAGCATCCTCAGTCAGTGGATCAACGCGGGCTTTCCGCTGTGGACGCGGCAGTACCTTTTGCTCGGCCCCGTCGGTGGATCGCCCGACATCGTCCTGCCGCTCGGCACCGACGATGTGTTTCATACCTATTGGCGGGCGTTGAACCCCTGGCGGGGCGCCGCGACGCTGTCGACCGGGGCCGATGGTTCCGTGCTGTTTGCCGGCGCACCGAGCGCCGACCTGTCGATTGCCGGGCCAAACCCGTCCGTCTCGGTCTCGTTCGGTTCGGCGATAGAGGTCGACACCATTGGCGTGCTGCCAGGCGCGTCAGGCGCGCAGACGGTCGCGTTGCAGGTGCAGGTCTCGTCCGACGGGGTCAACTGGACAACGGCGCAGACCCTTCCGAGCAGCACCTACGCGGCGTCGGCCTGGACCTACTTCGATCTCGACCCGTCGATCACGGCCGCCTATGTGCGGCTGCTCAACCCGATCACCGGCGCGTGGTCGCTCAACCAACTGAATTTCGGCTTTGCGAATGCCTACGAGGTCGAGATCGGCCCGCTCAACATCGACGACTACTGGAACCTGCCCAACAAGCAATTTCAGGGCAGCCAGCCGAACTCCGGCTATGTCGACCGGCTTCTTCCCCAGCCGATCATCAAGATTTGGCCGACGCCGAACGTGCAAGCCTTCTACAACGGCTGCGTCACGGCCCTCGTGCGCCGCTACATCCAAGATCCCGGAACGCTGACCCAGGCCATTGAAATTCCGCAACGGGCGATCGAAGCCCTGCAATGGCGGCTGGCGAACATCCTGATCTACGAACTGCCCGATCAGGACGCGGGCGGCGGCACGCAGGCGCAGGCGTCGTACTTCACGCTGATGGCGAAGCAGCAGCGCGTGCAGAACATCGCGCAAGAGGCGGCGAAAGCCGAGGCGCTGTTCTGGGCAGAGGAGCGGACCAGGGCACCCGTGCGGCTTGCGCCGAACATTTCGGCGTACACTCGATGAACGTCGTTCGCGAAAATGCTCTGGTCGGATATTATTGCGGGACGCCGGCTGCTTGGAACAGCACGGCGCCCCTGACCACATGCGGCGGTTCTTAAATGCCCATCTTTCTGGACACGCGGGGCCTTGGAAATGTTGCGATTGCAATATGCGCGCGCTGTAGTTGCAAATATTCGTATACCTCGCTTAAACCCGACCCTAACTTTCCCGGCCTGCGCTGCTGTCCCGACGGATGCCTCGACCAAATCGACCCCTGGCGGCTTGCTCCGCGTCCGACCGAGAACATCACGCTAGAGTTCGCCCGCCCCGATGTCGACATCTCGGGCTATGGCGCAACGCCAATCTACGCGCCGCCGCCATCGTCGCCCAGCTACTTCTCCAACGACGGCGGCGTGCTGGTGTTTGCGAAAGCCTCCTACGCAGTCGGCTATCCGACTTCGTTCATCGGGCCGCCGGGCGGCGTCTACAACAACGGCCTGACGGTCGGCATCTACCCCGGCGTGACGCCAAACCCGTCTGCCCCCCCGGTTTATTTCGGGCAGATCACGCCCGCGCAGCTTCTGGCGCTCGGCGGCGGCAACCTGCCGCTTGGGGTCAACGGTGCGCCGCCAGGCACGGTGCCGGTCGGATCGAAGCAGCTTTTCAACAACGGCGACGAGGTCAACATCGCATGAAGTCGGTTCTTGCCTTTCTTGTCGCAATGGTCTGGACGATGGCGGCTTATGGACAGGCCAGCCCGACCTATCAGAGCCTGACTGTGCTTGGCACGACGACGCTGGGCGGCAACTTGGCGATGCCGAGTTGGTCGCAAACCAGCAGCGCCGATGCCGCCCTGAATATCACCACCGGCAGCAACAACAGCTTCAACCTCACGGTTACCGACCATAGCAGTGCTTTCATCGGCTATCCGATGTCGCTTTATTGGATCAACCAGAACCCAGGTTTTACCGGACCTTACGAAGGTAATTATCAGCAGTATTCTCCGCTTGCCGTTGAGGGCATAAGTTCTCCTACATCTACTGGCAATACCAGCGCGGCTAATTTTGGCGTCCGTTCGTATGGCAACAATCCATCCAGCGCCTACGATGTCGATATCAATAATCAGTGCCTGAAATACGGGCAAAACTCGAACTGGTGCTATGTCGCGAACCTGAACGATTTCAGCGGCAGGCCTGTCCAAGCCTTCGGCAACTGGAACGAGGAACTTGACATCATCGCAAATGGGCCAGATCCGGTCCAATGGGATTCAAGTTATGCAATGCCGCACGCCGGCGGACGCGTCGGGGAATATCTGAATTTCTCGAATCTAGACCTTAGCGGCATAAGTATTGCCGCCGGTGGCTGGGCATGGGCGGCGAACACCGCCATAAAGGCCATGGGGGTCAACAAGGCGGACTATTTCGGCGCTCAAGTGCTGAAGGTCTACAATAGCTTTATCCCATACCTCTGGTATTGCGTTACTGGCGGCACGACGGGCGGTACGGAGCCGGCTTTTCCGATCCCGGCGGAGTTTGTCGGCGCCATCGCATCCGGGACGCTGACGGTCACGAATTGGCAATCGACCTCATCGCCGATTGCCGTTGGAAATTACCTGACTTGGCAGGGCGCCAACGCGGATGGCACCGTGCTGGTAGTAGCACTGGGAACCGGCACGGGCGGAAACGGAACCTACACCGTGACAGGGGCGCCGACGACCCTCTCGGCGGTCGGTATGTATGGTGCGCCGCACATCACCGATGGCACAGCCGTATGGGCGTTTGGCGAGAATTTTCAGGAGATTGTCAGCGCCGGAATCTGGTTCACCGGAACGGGCGCTATCGGCACCGTGATCGGCGGTTCCAACACGATCACGAATGCCGTTCTGGACACGACGCAATTCCCGATCAGCAGCGGAGGTGCCGCAATCAGGCTGGCTCATGATCAGATCATAGACCTGACTGGTGCGGGCACCACTGCATCGCAGAACCAGCACACGCTGCGCTGGTCGTCTGCAACGGGGCCGACTGGCGGATTGGCCTACACGAACCCAGACGGGACCGTGTTCGACATTCAGGACTCCAACGACATGATGGAGGCGCAAGGGATCACGTCTCTTGCGTGGGGCGCGAAGGGCAACGTCAACGGTATCGTCACCGGCTACCGTCCCGCCGGGCTGACCGTGGGCTGGAATTTCGATGGTGGGGCCGAGACCAACCTCATGACCAATGCAAACGGGTTTTCCGTTCACACGATCAGCGCAGGGGGCGTGCCCTCGACCTCGCCGTATTTTCAGATGAATGGGTCAGGCGTTGTTACCACGAACCTTGGCCTGACCACATTTTCGCAGAGCAGCAGCGCAGATCAGGGGTTGAACCTTTCGTCCACGGCCTATGCCCTAAACCTGTCCACTACGGCCGTCACCTCCACGGGTTTCGGAGCATATCCGCTGAATCTGCAATACACAAACAACGATCCGAACTTCACCAGCCCGAGCGGCGGGAATTATCAGCAATACGCGCCGCTAAAGGCACGCGGCCTAATCAGTCCTGTTGGCACCGGAAACGTGAGTGCTGCGCAATTTGAAGTAGACGATTACAGCCAAAATCCGTCTGAAAGTTACAATTATCCGGTGAACCTTATTGGAGCGAAATACGGCCAATCCTCAATGTGGGGACAGGTTAATTTTCTGATAGACAAAACAGGGCGGCCACCGCAAAACATCGCGGCCTGGAACATCGAACAGGACATAGAAGCCGATGGCGCTGACTTTACGCCGTGGGACCCGAATTACTACAAGGCGATAGCAGGTTCGCGCGTTTTCAATTTTCATTCGCTTATTACTTTGCCGCAACCCGCATGGACGGCCAATACGGCTGTCGGGCCGCTTGGTGGCACTGGCGATCAATATGTCGGCGCCAATGTTATTCAGGCTACCGTTTCCGGCACTCCGTATCTTTGGTATTGCGTGACGGCTGGCACGACCGGCTCGACGCAGCCGACATGGACGGCGCCGGTTGAGTTTACTGCGACCATCGCCAGCGGGGTTATGACGGTATCAAGCGTGACGCAGGGCACGCTTGCGGTCGGTCAATACATCACGAACCAGAACTTCATCGTTCCGGTACAGATAACGTCGCTCGGAACCGGGACGGGCGGCGTGGGAACCTATAATCTAAGCAACAGCAGCGTTTCGGTCGCTAACTCCACCGGCATGTATGCCGCGCCCCAGGTCGCGGATGGCACGGCGGTATGGGCGTTCGGTGAAAATGCAGCTATGTCGGTCAGCGTCGGAGACTGGTGGGGCGGCAGCAATACCAGCACCTCTCTTAATACCGTGATCGGCGGAACTACCAGCGTTAGTGGCGGCGTGCTGGATTGTTCGCAGTTTAATCTGTATTCGTCAAATTCGGCTTGCTTGCGCGTCGGAAGCGGCCAAAAGATCGACTTGACTGGTAACGGAACGCAGGCCGGAAACAACCAGCACACTATTTCCTATACTTCGAGTGCCCTTCAATACACTGTTGCCGGATCGGCGGCATTAACCATCACCGATACAGGCGCCATGAGTGTTTTTGGCACCTTGGGCAACACTGGCACGGCACATTTGGCTGGCGGCACCGCTGCAAATTTATATGGTGTTGGTTCCGGTTACAGTTCCCGTGGCCTCACGTTTGGATACAACCTTAACAACGGCAACGAGGCCGACCTGCTGGTCGGCAGTGTCGGCGGCACCGATGGTCTGCGCATCTATGGCATTGGCGGCGGCGGCTTCCTCACGTCTAGCACTCCGCTAAGTGATCTTGACCTAAACGGAGACCTAGCCCTTTCGGGCACGCTTACCTACGTCGGTCACCAGATCAACACGCAGGTCACCGCGCCCACCGTAGCCCAATCCGGCGGCACCGGCTCCACGACGCTCGACAGCGGCGCCACCGACACGAAGGGCACTGCCACCGAAGGAACTGCGGCCACAGGCTTCGTGGTCACGTTTCACACCGCCTACGCGACCGCGCCTGATTGCGTCGTAACCAGCCCTACCGGATCGGCACTGACCAGCTACACGCCCGCGACCGGCACGCTCACCGTCGTCAACGCCGCGCTGACCGGCGCGAAGTTCACCTATGTCTGCATCCAATAGGAACCCCAATGAACCGCCCCACCATCATCCTCGCCCTCTCCCTCATCGCAGTTCCGGCTGTGGCGCAGGAAGCGCCGCAACTGCCAGCAACGCTCACCGTGCCATCCAGGGATATGGTGACCCTGATGCACTACCTTGAGACACGTCCGCTCGGTGAGGTGGCCAGCCTCTACAGTGCGCTGTCTCAAGATGTGCAACGGTCGGTCGAGGCGCAGCGCGCGCCGCCAGCGCCGCCGCAATCTAACGTGGCACCGAAAACCCCCTGACATGGCCGCCCAAACCTGCAACGGTTCGACGAACGTCAGTGCGATGGCCGCTGTCACGGATGCCACGTCACCGACCTACAACGCGACACTGACTGGCGGCGGTGCTGTTCATATCCCCGTCTTCTGCAACGGCACCGCCTGGACGGCGCACTGATGGGCGTCCCCTTCACCACGATCCTGTCGGCGGCGGTCTGGAACGCCAATGCACCTTATGCGCTGGGTGCGAGCGTGGTCCCGGTCAACATCAACGACCCGGCCCAGGTGACCCCGCAGAAGCAATTCGTGTGCATCGCGGCTGGCACGTCGGGGTCGTCGCCGCCTTCATGGACGAAATCGGACGGGACAACTGTTACGGACGGCACCGTGACGTGGCTCAACTACGGATGGTGCCTTGACTGCATCACGCCCCCGCCCAGCCAATCGCCTTATGGCGGTTTTCCGTCACCCTTTCCGCCGGTGTCCTGATGCCGACCTATGTGAACTTCAGCAGCCTGATCGGCGATTTGCAGGTCTACCTCGAACGCGGTGGATCGGCGCTTACCGACCCGACGGTGTTCAACCAGCTTCCGCGCCTCATCAACGCCGCCGAGCGCAAACTCGCTCAAGTGCTGAAACTGCAGGGCACGCTCGAAGTGCTCGTCGATACCGCCGGCCTCGCCCAAGGCGTCGCCGTTGTGACAAAGCCTGATCGGTGGCGCGGCACCGTCTCGATCAATTACGGCTCGGGCGCAAATTTCAACACCCGAACCCAGCTTCTTCCCCGATCCTACGAGTATTGCCGCGCCTACTGGCCCGATGACACCGTGACGGACAGCACGAACCCCCCGTGCTTCTATGCCGATTACGACTACAACCACTGGCTGATCGTGCCGACGCCCGATCAGACATACCCGGCCGAGTTCAACTGCTACATGCAGCCGCCGCTGCTCGACAGCACCAATCAGACGAATTTCTTCAGCGAATATACCCCGAACGCGCTGCTCTACGGTGCGCTGCTTGAGGCAACGCCGTTTCTGAAGAATGACGAAAGGTTGGCAACTTGGACGGCGATGTGGCAGCAGGAAATCCAGACACTGAGCGGGCAAGACCTCGACAAGATTCTTGATCGGGCGTCGGAGAGGAAGAACCCATGACCGCCGGCTCATCTTTTGTTCAGACGTTCGGCGGTTCCGCCATCCGGCCTGCCCAGCCCTCCTACGAGGCGCTGACGATCGCCGCCAACCAAGCCCTTGTCTGGCCGCTCGAAAGTGCCGGGGGCGTGCCCTATGTCGCGGCGGTCATGGGGGTCACGGCTTCGGCGAACGGGCTGCAACTCCAAATGCCGCCTGGCAACCTCGGCTCGAACGGCGCGCAGGCCATCGTGATGAACCTCGGGACGGACAGTTTCACCGTCACCGACACGGCGGGCAATCCGATCTGCACGATCACGACGACGCAGGCATGGGTCATCACGCTCACGGACAACACGACGACAAACGGCTCGTGGCTCGCAATCCAGCTTGGCTCGACCGTCTCGCAGGCGGTCGCATCTGCGCTGGCGGGCTACGGGCTTGAGGCTGTCGGCACCCAGCTTTGGGCAAACTGGCCGACGACAACGGTCTCGGCGACAGGAACAATCGGGGCGAGCGAGCGCAGCAACGCGATCGTCTGGACCGGCGCGACCGGGACGCTTCAGTTGGCCGGGATCGCCGCGACGCTCGGCATCGGCTGGTTCGCGGCGATCAGCAATCTCGGAACCGGGGCGCTGACGTTGGAGACATCCGGCGCGGACACGATCAACGGCGCAGGCAGCGTCATCCTCCAGCCGGGCAACTCGGGCCTGATCGTCGCCGGGTCGGGGGAGTTCGTGACCTTCGGACTGCTTCCGGTTCCGCTGTCCATCGCCGACGGGGGCACGGGGGCGACAAGCGCGCCGGCCGCACTGACCGCCCTCGGCGGGACCGCTCTTGGAACGTCGATCTTCACGGCGGCTTCGGCGGCGGCGGTGCTTTCCCTGCTCGGGATCAATGCGTCGATTTTCACCGAAAACACCGTGACGACGAGCCAGACGCTCGCCGCCGGTTCCAGCGGGACGATTTTCGTCACCGCGACGACGGGGCTGACGTTCACCCTTCCGCTGACAACGACGCTGACGAAATCCTTCGTCGTCGGGTTCACCACAAGGGGCTATGCGGCAACCATCGCGCCCCAGGCGGCCGATACGATCTTCGGTTTGTCCGAGGGGGCTTCGTTTACGCTGCCGACGAATTGCTCCCTGATTCTCGTCACGGACGCCAACGGCAAATGGTGGCCGGTAATGTGCGGGCCAACCATGACGAGCGGGGGCGGCATGTCTTTTGCCGGCAGCGTTACCGTTGGGGTTAATCTGACCGTTGACAACACACTGACCGTTGACGATGGCATAGCGATGGCGACAGGAACCGGGATCGGGTTCGGCGCCAATTTGTATTTCAACGACACGGGATCACAAGCCTTTGGAATGCGGACTGGCGGCAGCGGTAATTCAAAATACTTTACGTTCGACGCAAGCGGCAACGGGAATGCCCTCAACGGTTCCTGGGTCAACGGTTCCGATGGGCGGCTGAAATCCGATCAGCAGCCGATCACCCCACAGGAAGGGCTTGCCTACTGCCTCTCCGGTCTGCCGATGACCTACACGATGGGCGGCGTGCGCAAAGCCGGCTTCATCGCGCAGCATGACCTGAAGGACACCGCCAGGGCCATCGCGATCAGCCAGCTTCCGAACAAGGAAATGAAGGCCGATGCCGAAAGCCCGGAAGGCATCCAGTTCGGTCGCGACTACGCCCAGGACAACGCCTACACCCAAGCGGCGATTCAGGCGCTCGCGGCGAAAATCGCCGAACTTGAGGCGAAGCTGGCGGCGAAATGACAAAGCCTTTTTCGCTCGACTTCCAATCCGGCATCCAGCGCGACGGCACGCAACTGGACGCCAAGCGGTGCCTGGAAGCCCTTTGGTGCAGGTGGCGGCTTCAGCGCCCCCGCAAAATGGGCGGCTTTCAGCAGATCAGCGATCAGCTAAACGGCATCCCCCGGCGGCTTCACGTCTTCTATAACAACGGCCTCAACTACGCTCACATCGGAACATCGGCCGGCATCCAGCAGGTCGTGTTCGACAACAACGGCAATTTCGTCAGCATCGCCGACCGAACGCCGACGACATTCCTCGGCGGCGTGGATGTCGGCTTTACCTTCGATGCGATCTTCGACACGACAAGCGGTGTCGTTCAGCTGGTCGGACACTCGGTTCCCGATCTCGGAAACTTGTCGTCGAGTATCCAGACCGTGCCTTTCATTGGCGACATCACATCGGTTACCCCGCTTTCGCCCTTCAGCAATCCGGGCACGATCCCGAGCGGGACGTGGATACAGCCATCGGTCGCCGGCGGTATCGTCTGCGTCCAACCGTTCGTGTTCGACTTTGATTCGAGTGGCCTTGTGCAATGGTCGGCCCCCAACCTTCCCCTGTATCTCGGGGTGACGGGAGGCGAGACCGGCGCGGGGCAGGCCCGAATTTCGGCGCAGAAGATTGTCGCCGGGACAGCACTTCGCGGCGGCGGCGTTCAAAGCCCGGCGGCTTTGTTCTGGTCGCTGTCGGAAGTCATCACCGCAACCTATGTCGGCACGCCCGCGTGGTTTGCTTTCAACACGATCTCGCCGTCGTCCTCGATCATTTCAAGCGATGCGGTGATCGAGTATGACGGGCTCTATTTCTGGTGCGGCATCGACCGCTGGCTGGTGTTCAACGGCACCGTCACCGAAGTTCCGAACAACCAGAATCAGGACTGGTTCTTCGACAACCTGACGCCTGGCTACGAGTCCCGCACCTTCGCCTTCAAGGTGCCGCGCTACGGCGAAATCTGGTGGTGTGCGTGCATGTTCGGCGCGACCGAGCCGAATTACGCGGTGATCTACAATCTGCGCGAGAACGCTTGGTACGACACGCAGCTGCCGGGATCTGGAAGGGGGGCCGGGTATTTCGCCCAGGGCTTCCGCTATCCCCTCATGTGCGGGCTGGACCCGGGACCGCAGGGCTACTCGCTGTGGATGCACGAGGTCGGCACCGATCAGGTCGCGGGGAATACGCGATCCGCGGTGCGCAGCTACTTCGAGACGCCCTGGTTCGGGGGGCCGGTCGACAATCCCCCTGACGATAGAGGGCTTCAGTTCGCGGAGTTCGAGCCCGACATCATCCAATCGGGAGACCTGTCCTGCTATCTCATCGGGGCGGCAAACGCCCGGGCGCAGCAGAACTCCGGGCCATCCGTTCCCATCGTCGCCGTGCCCTCCGGGCCGGCCGAGCAGTTCGCTTCGTTCACCCCGACACAGTCCCAACGGCTGACCCGGATGCACGTCGAGTCGAACGTCGTCGGGGGCAACTACATCATCGGACGGGGAATCGGCCACGGAGCGCCGGCCGAGGCGCGGATCAAGGGGTAATGCTCGTCATCGACCCGCGATTTCTCGACGTGATCCGCTGGACGGCAGAGACCGGGGCGCAACTGGCTTCCTACGGCACGATCGGGCGGCTGCTCAACCCCGACGGCTGGCGCGAGTGGGGGCAGGGGGTTGTGTCGATCCCGGCCGTGCAGGCGTTGAACCCGCCCGAGCCGTCGCGGTATCCGGTCTGGTCGGATTGGGCGCTTGCCTTGAACCAGACCCTTGTGCATCTGGCGTAGCCCCTTCCGTTTTCGGTTCAACCGATGATAATGTGCCCTGGCGTTGGCCCTGGGCGGTCGGCGGGACGTGTTCGCAACACTCCTGGCCGGGGACCGTCGTGCAATCCACCGACTTCAAGGGCATGGTCGACGCCGCCATCACCGGCTCGAAGCGCCGGATGGCAAGGGGCGGCAAGGTCAAGAAACCGAACCTGACCGTCATCATCATGGCCCCGCCGCCAATTCCCGGCCCGGCAATGCAGCAGCGTCCCCTGCCCCCGCACATCCCGATCCTCGGCGCCCTGGCGCACGCGGTCATCATGCACCACGCCGCCCGCAAGCTGGCCCGGCGATGAGCCATATCGGCATCCGCCCCCCGAACGGGGCGGCCCTGGTTCGACGGGTCGGCCCCGAGGCGGCGACGCGGGTCAATGAGATCGTGAACGATCCTGCGGTCCGCCCGTGGCTGGCGAACGACGACGACGGCGTCATAGACATGGGCGTCGCCCTGGCGCATCCCGGCAACGTCATGCTGCTCGGGGAACACGGCGGCTGCCTGTTCTTCTGGCTGGGCGGCGATGGCCGATACGAGGTCCACACCTTCGTTCTTCCGGCCGGCCGGGGCGCCTGGACCCGCGCGATGACGGAGGCGGTGCTCTGGTACATGTTTACCCGCACCGATTGCCGGGAAGTGCTGACCCGCGTTCCCGCCCCCCATGCCGCCGCAAAGGCCGCAACGGTTGCCGTTGGGATGCAATTCCAGTTCTCCGAACCCGGCGGCGTGATCTTCCGCAACCACCGCGTCGACCTCGACATTTATTCGATCACGCTTGAGGACTGGATACTCGGGGCGCCGTTCCTGCCCGAAGCCGGGCAATGGCTGCACAACCGGATGGCGCAGGAGGCCAAGCGCCTCGGCCTGACCGACGAGCCGCACGAGGACAGCCCGGCGCACAACCGCTTTGTCGGGGCGGCTTTCGAGATGGCGAGGCACGGACAGCTTGCGAAGGCGGTCGGCACCTACAACCGCTGGGCCGTCGTCGTCCGCCACGCGACAATCGAAATCGCCTCGAACAATCCGCCGGCGGTGAAGTTCGACATCGGCCTTCTCGTGATCCGACGGGATGACATCGAAGTGGTGCCAACGTGAGGTTCGTCCACACCTTCAACGGCTTCGATCAGCAGCACGAATCGCCGGGGCTTTGCAGTTTTGGCATCACCGAGGCGATCGGCGGCATCATCGCTGGCGTTGCCGCAAGTGCGGGCGCCAGCGCGGCGGCGGCGGGCGTAATCGGCACCGTTGGCACTGGCGCGCTCCTCGGGGCGGGTGCCGGCGCCGTCGGGAGCGCCCTCACGGGCGGCAAGCCCCTTGTCGGCGCACTCACCGGCGGTTTGACCGGCGGCGTCACGGGGGGCTTGGCGGGGCCGGTTTCGGGCGCGCTGGGCATCAGCCAGGGTGCCGCCGGCGCGCTGGTCGGCGGCGTTACCGATGCGGGACTCGGTGCCATCACCAACCCGCAGAATCCGCTCGGCGGCGCGCTGTCCGGTGGCCTGACGGGGGCGGCAACAGGCTATGGCCTGGGCAACTCGGGGCTGTTCAATGCCGCGACCGACCCGGCGGCAATCAGCAATTCCATCTCGTCGAGCCTGGGTGCCGGCGGCAACAGCAGCTTCATGGACGGTGGTGGCGGCGGCCCGCTTACCGACCCCGCATCGCAAATGGGTGCCGGCACATCGAATCTGGCGGTGAACTCCGCAGCGGCCGCAAGCGGTTCGGTGCCGGCCGCAAGCAATCTCGGCAACGCGAGCGCCGGCAGCAACAACGGCAGCGGGACCGGCCTGTTCGGCGGCAAGATCAGCAACACGTCGCTCCTGCTCGGCGCACTGTCCGCCGCCGGCAGCCTGTTCAACAAGCCGCAGCAATCCCAAGCCGGCCTCACGGCGCAGCAGCTTGCAGCCATCCAGCAGCAGCAGGGCGCGCTCTACAACACCCCGCTCAACACCAACGTGCCAGGCCGCACCGCCGTCGCGCCGAATTACACGACGCCGACCGCACCGACGACGCCCGCGCAGCTGGGCAACCCGAACTCGTGGTACACCTATGGGTCGCGGCCCGAAGCGACGTTCTTTACGAACAATAATTTGCAGGCGTACGGTTGGGCCAAAGGCGGGGCGCTCAGCGGAGAGTTCTCGACACGCGGAACGGGATCGCGCCAAGTCCGCGGCCCGGGCACGGGGGTGTCTGATGACGTGCCCGCTCGCCTCTCCAATGGCGAATACGTCCTGACAGCGGCGGACGTGAGTCGCATCGGTTCGCCGAAAAACCCGAGTGCCCCTGGCGCCAATGATCGCGGGGCGCGGATTCTGGATAAGGACCGGGCGGCACTTGCCCGGCTGGTGGGCCAGAGGCAATACGAACCGAGGAAGTCGAAGGTTTCGATCAACGAGAGTTCGATCACGCATCGCGGGCGCGCGGCATGAGCGCGCTTCAGGTTCAATCGCCTGTTTTCGTTCCATTCTACGTTTGGCATAATGACGAGGCGCCGGCTGTTACCAGCAGCACGGCGCCTCTGACCACTTCACGAGTAAGGGGCTCGATGATGGCTGACCCAGACCTAGCCGTGCGCGTGTCCGTCTACAAGGTAACGCACATCGAAACCGGACGCTCGTACATCGGGATCACGCGGCAGCAGCCGGCAAAGCGGTGGCGCCAGCACGGATGGGACGCGAATAATCCCGACCGCTGCAAAGCGCCGCTTCATCGCGCGATCCTGAAATACGGCCAGGACGCATTTGCGTTTGAGGTCATTTTTGTGGCTTTCGGCGAAGACGCCGGACGCCTGCTTGAGCGCGATTTCATCGCCTCGCACAACACGATGCGTCCGCATGGTTTTAATCTGACCAGTGGCGGCGAGATGCTGTCCGGCACAAAGCGATCCGAGGAGGCGAATGCCAACAATCGGGCCGCGCGCCTCGGCAAGGTGATGCCGTCTGAGGTCCGGGCGAAGATCAGCGCCGCACTCAAAGGGCGCCCCAAGACACCAGAGCATGCGGCAGCGGCCGGAAGGGCGCAGATCGGCAGGCGTCAGTCCGACGAGACCCGCCGAAAAGTCAGCATCGCGATGAAGGCTCTGTGGATGGACCCGGCCGAAAAAGCGGGCCTCCTTGAGCGCGCTCGCCTTGCTGGTCCAAATATCAGCGCAGGTAAAAAGCGCGCATGGGCCGACCCCGAATTTCGGGAGCGCATGAAGACTTGCGTTAAACCACCGCGGGTCAGTGAGGAATCGCGACGCAAAGCAGCAGCGGCTCTCAAAATCCGGTGGGCGGAACCGGGCTACCGAGAAATGATGGCGGCTGCGCGCGATAACTCGCCAAAAGTCAAAGCGTTTCGTAGCAGAAGCCGGAACGAAAAAGTGTCCGGTGAGGGCGATTCATGAGCGGTGCCCTCTCCTCGATCTTTTCTGGGCAGCCCACGCCCGCCCAGCCGACCGAGAGCGATACCCAAACGAACTCGCCTCTCTGGATGCAGCAGTATCTCGCGAACATCGCGAACGCTGCAACCAACCTTGCTGGCACTCAATATACACCGTTTCCCGGACCTACCGTTGCTTCCCCGTCCGCCGCGACGCAGCAGTCGTGGCAGATGGCGCTCAACAATGTGGGCAGCTACCAGCCGGACCTGACGCAGGCGCAGAACCTGATTCAGCAGGGGTCTGCGCCGCTCACGGCGGCTTCGATCAACTCGTATATGTCGCCGTACATGGGCGATGTCGTCGGTGCGCTTCAGAGCGCGTCGAACACGAATTTCCAGCAAAACCAGATGCCGGCGATCTCGTCGCAGTTCGTCGGCGCGGGGCAGGCGGCGTCGCCGCAGATGGCGCAGGCCGACAACAACGCCCTCTATCAGAACAACCAAGCTTTGGATCAGGCGGTCTCGGGGGCACTTCAGTCGGGCTACACGCAGGCGACGCAGACCGCAGAACAGCAGCAGCAGAACGCGCTGACAGCGGGGAGCCAGTACGGGCAGCTTGGCGCGCTTCAGAGCCAGCTTGGCGCGCTGGATGTCGGGCAGGTTGCGGCGGCGGGCGCTGGTCAGGACACCTACAACCAGTCGAACATCAACGCGGCGCTGAACAATTTCTATGCGCAGCAGCAGTGGCCGTATCAGAACTTGGCCTATGCCTCGAACATCATCCGGGGTCAGAACGTGCCGTCGAACACGATGACGGTCGGGACGCAGTACACGCCGAATACGTCCTACACGGCGTCGCCGCTGTCGGCGTTCGTCGGCACGACCCTGGGGGCTGCGTCGCTCGGCTCGAACAACAATTCCAGTTCGAGCAGCAATTCCAATTCGAGCAGCGGCCTGAGCAGCCTGTTTTCCGGCAGCGGCGGCCAGGCCCGTGGCGGTCACATCCGTCCGAAAGGCGCGTTGCAGCACTTCAAGCGGGCGGCGTAAGTGGCCGGCGCGCTGTCGGGCCGGTATCGCTTTGCCGACGGGGGAGGCGCGGGGACGGACCAGCCGTTCACGCCGGGCTACGGCACCTACGCAGCCTCGACGAACCCGAACGCGGTCAACGACCCCTATGCAGCAATCTCAATCGCTGCAAACCCGCCGCCGCTTCAGGACAATCAGGCGGCAGCCGATCAACTGGCGTTCGGGCAAAGCCTGCGCGGCCAGGGATCGCCGACGCAGCAGTATGAGGCTCTGAGGGGCCAGCGCGATGCTGCGGCCGCGCAGAAGGCGAAGTCGATTCAGGACGCGATGGCGATCCTGCAAGCGGGGAAAAACAGCCAGACGACGAGCCTGCCGATGCTTGCCGCCGCAGGGGCGATGCTGGCGCCGACGCGAACCGGCGCGTTCACGGAATCGCTTGGCAATGCCTTCTCGGCGGCGGGTCCGGCAATTGCTCGCCAGCGCCAGGAGGATTGGCAGCAGAACGAGGCGCAGGCAAACCTTGGCGTCGAGGCCGGCAGTATTCCCTTGCAGGTCTCGTCCGAGGACATGCAGGATTTTTGGAAGCGGATGCAGCTTGCCGAGCAGGCGCAGCAGGGCGCGGCGCTCGTCGGCGGCAGGACGCAGGTTTCCCAGGTCAATGCGCAAGCGAAGGGTGACGCCGCTGCAAAGGCGGCGCAGGCGCACATTCAGGCGGCGATTATTCAGGGGGGCGCTCGCGTCGACGGCGCGACAATCGCGGCCAACCGGAAAGCGTGGGAGTACAAAGGCCCTGATCCGTCAACCCTGGACAAGGACGGCAACCCGACGCCGAACACGCAGGGCCTTTATTGGAACTCGACCACCAACACGATGAACTATGGACCGCTTCTTGATCCAGACTCGGATTCTGGAAAAGCCGCAGCAAAGCAGTCCGTCAAGATCAATGCCGCCCGTGCCTTGATGGCGGACGCAAAGCAAAATGGCCGCACCCTGTCGCTGACTGACGCATGGGCGATGGTGAACACGGGCGTCAACAGCGACACCGCCTATCAGAAGCTGCTGAATGACCGAATGAAGGTCATTCAAGCCAACCTGAAAAACTCGAGCCTGAGCAGCGATGAAATCAGGGCGATGGCGCGCAAGCAGCTTATGGAGGGGCCGCCGCCGAAAGTTGCCCCCGACGCGACGGCATCGCCAAGCCCGTCTGGGGCATCCCCAACTGCGCCCGCCGCACCCGCAGCCGCACCAGCCGCCCCCCCCGCTCCGACGCGCGCTGGCACGACGGCACCGATCACCACCGAGGACCATGTGGACCCGGTAACGGGCCAAGTGAAGGCACGCTTCGATCCCGTCAAGCGGGTGTGGTACGACCCGGTTACGGGCAAAGAATACCCGCCGGCAGGACAGTAGATGCCGCCCGACGGTTCCCAGCCTCCTGCCGCGCAGCCGACGCAGCAGGCGTCGATCCAATATCAGCCCGACCCAACGGCCCCGCCGCCGCCGGTCTACGCGCCCGATCCGACCGCCGCCCAAAGCCCGCAGGAATACTGGGACAACCTCTACAAGGCGGCCGGCGCGAAATACGGCGTTCACCCCGCCCTCGTGAAGGCGGTGCGCGAGCAGGAATCCGGCGACAAGCAATACGTCGTCTCGTCCGCCGGCGCTGAAGGCCCGATGCAGTTCATGCCGGGCACCGCCAAGCAGGAAGGGGTGAAAGACCCCTACAACTCCGAGGACGCGGTGTTCGGCGCGGCGAAGCTGTTGCGCGAAAACTTCGACCAGTACAAAGACCCGCGCCAAGCTTTGATGGTCTACAACGCCGGCGGCGACCCATCGAAATGGGTGCCGGGCTACGCCGACGGCGTCATGGCGCGCTTCAACAAGTACGCGCCGGGAATGCGACCCGGTCCAAAAATGTCCGACCATCCGGCAAGGGACGATCAGGACGACGCGATCCCGCCCCCGCCGCCGGGGTTGGTGCCGAAGTCCGCCCTTCGGGCAATTCCGCCGCCCCCGCCAGGGCTTGTGCCGATCTCGCAGGAACCAAGCCTGACGACGGCGGCGCATGTCGCCGAAGAGCAGCAGCAGGGAGCGCCGCCGTCGCAGGGCTTGTTCACCGCTGCGAAAAACGCCGCCAACCAAGCAGCATTTACCGGCGTCGGCGCAGCGGTGAAGGGCGTCGGCGAGGCAATCGACAACGCTGCCGTCAACTATTATCGCCGACAGCTTGCCACCATGGACCTCATCGACCAGGGCAAGCCGCCGACGGAAGGGGGTGAGCGTCCCCTCTATGCCGATGTGTCGCCCGAGCAGCGCCAGCAGATGCGCGCCGATATTCAGGCCAAACTAGACGCGGCCACGGCCGGCAGACCCGCACCGCCGCCGACACGGGCCGAACCCGCAGATATGACGGACCGCTACAACACGCCTCTGTCGGACGCGGACGAGGCCAAGTTCCAGCAATGGATGAAGGATCGCAGCAAGTTCGCTGGCCGCGATACGTCGTCGGACCTGTTCGACTATGACCTACGCGGCGCATGGAAGGCGAACGCCGAGCAAGCCTCGAACGGCCATCTGCCGGACACCTTCAAGAAGCCCAACCACCCGACATTCTCGGACGAAAGCCAGTACAACGGTGCTGACGGGCATGTCGGTGGCCAGTGGGTGCCGAGTAAAGACGGTCCTGTTTTTCAGGCGTCACCGACGAACGTACAGAACATGGGCACGCAGGGCCTGCGCGATTACTTCAAGAAGGTCGAACCAACCGCCGCCCTGGCATTGCCGCCGACGACCGGCGGCGCCGACAACGCGATCACCCGCGCCGGTCAAGCCATCCAGAACTATGGCACGCGCGAATACCCCGTCCAGCCGCAGAATGAGGGTGTTGTCACGGGAGCCGCCCGCATGATCGGCGGCTTGGTGCCGATGGCCGCTGCGGCTGGCGCTGGTGCTGTGGTCGGTGGCCCCGTCGGCGCCGTGGAACTCGGGGGCGCGGTTTTCGGGGGCACCTTCGCCGCCGCGCAAAGCTACGATGGCACCTACAACGAAGCTCTATCCAAAGGTGCCAGCTACGACGAAGCCCACAAGGCGGCGACGGAAAGTGCTGCGACCAACGGCGTGATGATGGCCGCGCCGATCGGGCGGCTGTTCTCGGGCGTCCCGGCGCCGGTCAAGGAAGGGTTCGCGCAAACCCTGGTGAACCTGGGCAAGCACGGCGTCGAGTTCGGCAGCGTCGGCGCGGCATCTCAGTTCGCCGACAACTATATCGCCAATCAGACCTACGATCCGACCCGGCCGCTTCTGAAGGATGTGCCGTCGGCGTTCGGCGAGGGCTTTGTCACGGGGCTTGTCGTGCCGGCCGCGACCGGAGTGACAAAGTGGTCGGCTGACAAACTGCGCGACGCGATGAGCCAGCCGGCTTCCGATGCGTTCCGCCAAGCGGCGGACGACCTTCAGCAGGAAGCGGTGCGCCGGCGCGCAGCCGCGCAGCCGAAGCAGATCACCGGCCCCGAGACGCCGCCGCCAGAGTCACCGGCGGCGGAAGCGCCTCCCGCCGGCCCGACGCCGCCCGCAGCACCGCCCGGCGAATCGCCGCCGGCCCCTGCCGGCAGCCCGGAAGCGCCGTTGCCTGCCGCGAAGCCGGAAGCCGAAAAGCCGGCAACCGCCGACAAGCCCGTGCCCATCGAAAAGCCCGGCGACATCGAAGCGGCAACACAGCACGTCGAGCAACCAACCCCGGCCCAGGCCGAGGCTGGCAACTACCAGAAGGCGCATGTCGAGATCGCGCCCGACGCGCCAAGCGGGGGCCTGTCCGTCACGGTCGAGACCCCGAAGGGCGTCACCCGCAGCGGCGTTGGTCCCGATGGCAAGCCCTGGTCGGTCGAAGCGCCCGCAGACTACGGCGAAATCAAAGGGACGAAGGGGGCGGACGGCGACCCGCTGGATGTCTACCTCGGCCCTCTGGCGCACGAGGCGCAGGACCATCCCGTCTACATCGTGCAGCAGCACGAGCCGGGGAAGGAAGTCGGCAAGCCCGGCGACTTCGACGAGCACAAGCCGATGGTCGGCTTCCCGAGCGAGGCCGAGGCGGTCACGACGTACCTTCAGGGCTTCTCGGACAACAGCGGGCCTTCGCGCATCGGGCAGGTCGTGCCGATGCCGTTCGATCAGTTCGTCCAATGGGCGCACTCGGACGCGGCTGCCCAACCGTTCCCGAAGGCGGAAGCGGCGAAGATCGAAGCCCCGAGCCAGGGCGGCGGCGAAGCGCCTGCGGAGACGGCGGAAACCGAAACGCCGACATCAAGTGAAGCGGCCGCGCCGTCAACCGAAGGCGCGCAGGCGTCAACTCGGGCACCGAAGTCGTCAACTCGCCGTCGGGTTTCGTCGCCGGAAACGCTGCTGCAATTCCTCGCCGCCAGGGGCGGTCTGAAGGATCAGGGCGGCGAACTCGCAAGCATGGGGCTGACAAAGCGGTTTGTTCCCGGCCACGGCGCCTTGGTGCGCCCGACCGGGATGACGCTGGATCGGGCGCGAGAGGCGGCACAGGAGGCGGGATTCCTGCCACCCGACAGTCCGAACCGCCCGTCCGATAACAGCATCGACGACCTGATCGGCCTGCTGGATCAGGAGGCGCGCGGCCAGAAAGTCTATCGTCCGTCCGACATCGTGGAAGCGCAGGCGCGTGCCGCCGAGCGCGAGCGAATGAACCCTGGCAACGAGGAAGGGCTTGCAGTCGAGTACGCGATGGGCGAAGTGCAGTCCGCCGCCGATGACATGGGGCTGACCCTGACGGCGGAAGAAACCGAGGACATCGCGCGGGCGGTGGTCCAGGGCACCGATGTCCTGACCGCGATCACCAACCTGACCGAGGAGAAGGCCGTCGAGGCAGAGCGCGCCGCAGCGGAAGCGGCAAAGATTCGCGACGAGCAGGATTGGGACATCCCGTGGGAGTGGCCGAGCAATGTGGAAAAGCCCCAAGGCGGCGATTGGCCTGGCGAACCGGCTTCGACAGCGAGCGAGGCAGCAGCCGAACCTGACACCGCAGCAGCGGCAGGAGATGGAGCGGCGGGCGACGAATCTCGTGCTGGCGAGCACGAAGGGGCACAAACTCTCATCCCCGGCGTCGGGCCAGTCACCGACAAGGACCGCGCCCAAGCCGGTGCCGACAGGCCGCTAAAGGGCGGCAACGCGCCAATCGGCGATGTCGGGCTGTTCTCTCCCGCAGCGGGAAAGCAGACCGACCTCGTTGATGCGGTCAATCAGGCCAAGGCCGAGGCGGCAAAGCCGGTCGAGCCGCCCAAGAACGGCATGGAATACGCCGCTGCCAAACACACGAAAACCGGCGTCCCACTTCACGTCGTCAAGCTGACTGGCGAACGCCTGACCCCCGAGGCGTTCAACGCGCTGCGGGCGAAGGCGAAGACCGCCGGCGGGTCGTGGAGCAGCTTCCGCGGCAAGGGCGCGGTGCCGGGGTTCCAGTTCAAGACGAAGGCGGCAGCAGAGAAGTTCATCGCCGAGAACGGCGGGGCCGCGCCGGAAGCGGCGACGCCAGAGGAAGTCCCGCCCCCGCCGCCCGGCTTCGTGCCGGCGTCGAAGATGAACGAGACCGCGTTTCGCAGCGCGCTTGAGCGGACGGGCGCTGCACAGCATGACGGTCTGTGGCGGATCGTGCCCGATGTCGGCAGCGGCTATGCCGTCGAGTACACGCCGCCAAACGGTCGACGCGAGACATTCCGAGCCAGCGAGAACCGCGACCCATACAATCTCGACGAGGCGCGGCAGCGCGCCGTGCAGGAAGCCGAAGCTGTGCGGCAGTTTGGCGCGGAAGCGCCCCGCCCCCTGTCGGACGGCAAAGGCGGCAACCTGACAGAAGTTGGGAAAAACTACGCCGGGGAGACCCTCTACGAAGACAAGCACGGCGTCAGGTCGATCCACGACAAAGGGGTCTCGGTCGGCGAAACCGTTGACCTGCGTCCCGAGCGCACGCCGAACGGCGGCATCCGCTACGTGCCGCAGGTCATGCGCGGCCAGAACAAGGAGCCGCGTTTCCAGATTGCCGAGCCGCATCCGGCGAGCGGGCGCGAGCGGGAGTATCAGGCCCCGCAGGAATCCGACGCGGACCGCCGCGAGCGCGAGCGGCTGGAACGCTGGAACGCCGCCGAGGACGCGCGGAAGAAAGCCGAGGCAGCCGAGCAGCCGCAGGCCGAGGAGCCCGGCTACGGTGCCGGCAACAAGACGTTCACCGCCGACAAGGCCGAAGCCGCCCGCGCCCGCCTTCGCGAGAAGCTGAAGCGGCTCAACTCCGGCCTCGACCCCGAGATGATGCTGGATGGCCTGACCCTCGCCGGCTACCACATTGAGGCGGGGGCCAGGGTGTTCGCCGACTACGCAAGGGCGATGGTCGATGACCTCGGGCAGGCCGCGACCCCGTTCCTGCGCAGCTGGTATGAGGCGGTGCGGCACTATCCCGGCTTCGATCACGCCGGCATGTCCGGTGGGGACGAGATCGAAGCGGCGTTGCGCGACATCGACCGCGCGCCCACTTCCCCCGAGGAGGCGGATCATGGACTTCAAAATCCCCTACCTGAAAGCAATGCGGGAGCGCGACCCGAGGATGTTCCTGCAACTGAGCCGGGCGGGGCAGTTGGAAGCCCACGCCCAGGCGAAGGCGGTCGAGGCGAGCAAGATGCTGGCCGATATCCTGAAGGGGGAGAAGAAGGGGCCGTCGGGCCTGCCGGAGAACCCGGCGGCGCAGAGGGCAGCGGAGGAGCAGGTGTTCGCGACGCTGATCGACTTCCCGACACCGGAGAAGGATCAAAACCCCGAACCGCCCGACGACCTCCCCGACCCGACGCGCACGTCACGGGCACCGACTACCGGATCGAGCCGGGCGAAATAGCCGAGGATCGCGGCCCGGCGCAGAAGGCGCGCGACAACCTCGACGCCATCCGCATCGTCAAGCAGATGGCCCTCGAAGGGCGGCTCGCGACCCGCGAGGAGCAGGGCATCCTCGCCCGATATGTCGGCTGGGGCGGCCTGCCGAAGGTGTTCGACCGCAACACCGACGACAAGACGATGAAGGAAGTCGGCGACCAGATTCGGACTCTGCTGACGCCCGACGAATACCAGACCGCCAGCCGATCAACCCAGTGTGCCCACTACACCGCCGAGAACGTCGTCCGCGCGATGTGGGACGCGGTTCAGCGGATGGGCTTCAAGGGCGGTCTGATTTTCGAGCCTGGCATGGGCATCGGCAATTTCCTCGGCATGATGCCGCCCGATCTTGCGGAGGCCAGCAAGTATCAGGGGGTCGAGATGGATCACCTGACGGCGGACATCGCCAAGGCGCTCTATCCCGAGAGCGGCATCCGCCGCGCCGATTTGCGCAAGGTTCCCCTGCCGAAGGATCACTTCGACCTCGCGATTGGCAATCCCCCCTTCAGTGGCGTGACGATCACGTCCGATCCGAAATACCGCCAGGGCTTCGTTCTGGCCGACTATTTCTTTGCCAAGTCGCTGGACTCGGTCAGGCCGGGGGGCTTGCTCGCCTTCGTCACCGGAGCCGGCACGATGACGAAACTCGGCAGCGAAGCGCGGGAATATCTCGCCGAGCGCGGCGAGTTCCTCGGCGGCATCGGACTTCCCTCGGACGCCTTCAAGCAGAACGCCGGAACGGAAGTCACGACGCACATCCTGTTCTTCAAGAAGCGGCCCGAGCAGGTGCCGTTCGATAGCCTGCCGGCCAGCGAGCGCGCCTGGACCGAAGTCACGCCGAAGCGACTGCCGAACGCCTATGGAGGAACCGACGAAGGAAACGTCAGCCGCTACTTCGACGCGCACCCCGACATGGTGCTCGGGGAGGAGGGCTTCTTCGACAAACTCCACCCCGGCCGCTACGCCGTCCATTCGGACGGGCGGGATCTGACCCAGGCGCTCGGGGATGCGATCGCCAAGCTGCCCGCCGACGTGATGACGCCGCTGCTGACGCCGGAGCAGCGGGGCGAACTCGACTTCGGCAGCGGGCAGACAAAGGACGGTTCGTTCTACCTCAAGGGCGACCGGCTGATGCAATACAGCGGCGGCGTTGGCCGCGTCGTGCCGATGCGCGGTGCAGGCGTCGCCGGCCCCTCGGCGGAAGAACACAAGATCATCAAGCACCTGATCCCGGTCAGGGACGCGATGCGCGACGTGATCGCCGCCGATATTGCGGGTGACGAGGAAGCCGGGAAGACGGCTCGCAAGGCGCTGAACAAGCACTATGACGCCTTCGTCAAGCAGCACGGCCCGATCAACAAGGCCAACATCCGCCGTCAGCGCCCGAGCATCATCCAGCAGGAAAGTGCCAGGCTCGCGGCACGGGAAGACGCCCGCGCGATCGGCGAGTATTTCTCCGACGGCGACTTCAACGTCGAACCCTATCTGCGCAAGAAGGCGAAGATCGCCGAGATCGCCAATGCGCGCCGGGACGCGCGGGAGGCGGCGCTTGCGGCCGGTAAGCCGTGGGACGAGGGGACGTTCGATCCCGGCGACATGCCGGACATCGTCATCGACCAGCGCCCGAACATCCGCCCGTTCATGGCGGACCCGGAAAGCTACCGCCTGCGGTCGATCGAGGATTACGACGACGCCACCGGCACGGCGAAAAAGCGCGATGTCTTCTACCGCAGCGTCATCAAGCGTTCGGTCGAACCCGATCTGAAGACCGCCAAGGACGGCGTCATCTGGTCGATGAACGAGTTCGGCAAGTTCGACCTCGGCAAGATCGCGGCGAAGATGAACCTGTCCCCCGAGACGGTGCTGGCCGACCTCGGCGATCACGTCTACCGCCTGCCGGGGACCAGCGTTCACCAGACGCGGGAGGAATATCTCTCGGGCGACGTGAAGACGAAACTGCAAGAAGCCCGCGCCGCCGCCCTGGCCGATCCTACGCTTGAGCGCAACGTGAAGGCGCTGGAAGCCGTGCAGCCCCGTCCGCTGGCACCGAACCAGATCAGCATGGTCTTGGGTATGCCGTGGATGGGCGCGGAAACCGTCAACGACTTCATCGACCATCTCGGCATTGGCCGGTTCGAGGCGACGCACGTTCCCGAGATGGGCCGCTGGCTGGTGACGGACGCCGCAGCCTATAGCGGCTACCGCCCCAAGAAGAAGCAGCGCCGGTCGCAGAGCCAGATGACCGAGGGCGCACTTCGCTGGGGCATTCCGCAGCGGTCCGCAGCCGAACTCCTGACCGACGCGCTCAACCGAACGCCGCCGAGAGTGATGACCGAAGGCAGCCGGGACGACCCGCCGCGTTTCGATCCGGTCGCGACGGAAGCCGCACAGGCCAAGATTACCGAGATGAAGGAGGCGTTCGCGTCCTGGCTTGATGCCGACGGCGACCGCAAGAACGCCCTCGCCGACCTCTACAACGACAAGATGAACCGCACCGTCGCCCCGGTCATCGACGGGTCGTATCTGACCCTGCCGGGGGTGGCGGATCACTGGAAGTGGCGACCGCACCAGTTGCGCGCAATCGCCCGCGTGATCCAGAAAGGCAACACGTACCTCGCGCACGCGGTCGGCGCCGGCAAGGCCCAGCCGCTTGATGCCAAGGTGCTGACCCCAGACGGATGGCGTTTAATGGGCGATCTGGCGGTAGGCGATTTTGTTATTGCCGGCGATGGCTCCCCGACGAGGGTAGAAGGAGTCTTCCCGCAGGGCGAGAAGGACATATTCAGGATCACCTTCAGCGACGGGGCTTCGACGCAATGCTGTGATGAGCACCTGTGGCTGACTCGTACCTATCGGGAGCGCGGGTACGCTCAGAAGGCCGCCAGAGCCGGAAAGGACTGGAACTGCGGGAAGCCAAAAGCGCGGTCGCTGGCGGAAATCCGCACGACCCTTCGGTCCGATCACTTGAACGCAGCCAACCATTCCATCCCGATGGTGGGGGCTGTGCAGTTCAACGCCGCATCGCTTCCGCTTGATCCATATCTCATGGGGCTTCTCATCGGCGACGGATGCTTCCGCAGCGGCGTCGTCATGTTCTCGTGCGCTGAGGCAGAACTGGTAGAAGCGGTTCAGGCATTGTTGCCGCCTGAGTGCGAAATCAGGCTGAAGGGGCGCTACGACTACCACATTCGTTTTACCGGAACCGTGAAGTACGCGGTCGGCGGCGGCAGGGTGCCGACACATCCTGTCATCAACGCGCTGCGTGCTGGTGGCATGTGGGATTGCCTCTCGAACGAGAAGACCATTCCGGACGCCTATCTATTTGGCGATGTCGAAAGCCGCGTGGCCCTGCTTCAGGGATTGTTGGACACCGATGGCACCGTCAGCAGGTCAGGTCACGGCGTTTCGTTCACGACTGTCTCGCCGTCACTCGCTCGTCGCATGACCGAACTTGTCCGCTCGCTCGGGGGCACTACAGGGGTCAATCTTAGGTTCCCAACATACACGCACGCCGGCGTCCGCCATATCGGGCAGCAGGCATATACCCTGTCGATTTGCCTGCCTCCCCACATTGCGCCCTTCAGGCTTTCCAGAAAGGCAGCGATTGCCAAGCCGAAGACCAAATACGTCCCGACCAGATATATCGTCGATGTAGAGCCGGTGGGCCGCAAGGAAGCGCAGTGCATCCGAGTAGCGCATCCGTCCCACTTGTACGTCACCGACGATTTCATCGTGACGCACAACACAACCGAGATGATCGCGAGCGCAATGGAAATGCGGCGCCTTGGCCTCGTCAGGAAGCCGATGTTCGCGGTTCCCAACCACATGCTCGCGCAATTCACCAAGGAGTTCTACGAACTCTACCCGACGGCGCGGATTTCGGTGGCCGACGAGGAGAAGTTCCACACCGACCGGCGCAAGCAGTTCATCGCCAACGTCGCGCAGGATGACCTTGATGCGGTCATCATCACGCACTCGTCCTTCGGCATGATCCCGATCAGCCACGAGTACGAGAACGGCATCATTCAGGAGGAAATCGAGAACATTCGCGAGGCGATGTCGGGCCTCTCCAAGCAGGATGACCGCATCACGATCAAGAACCTCGAAAAGATGCTGGAAAAGCTGCAAGAGAAAATGGCACGCGCTAGCGGCGGGGCGAAGGATCAGGCGTACGCCTTCGAGGAACTCGGCGTCGATTTTCTATATGTTGACGAGGCGCACTTGTTCCGCAAATTGTCCTTCGCGACCGCCCTCGGGAACATCAAGGGCATCACGCCGTCCGGCTCGGAAATGGCGTGGGACCTCTACACGAAGATGCGCTACCTGAATGACGAGCGGCCCGGCCGATCTGCTGTGCTGGCGTCAGGCACCCCGATCACGAACACGATGGGCGAGCTGTACACGGTCAGCCGTTACCTTCAGCCGCAGGCTTTGAAGGAGCGCGGCATCCAGCATTTCGATAGCTGGGCGCAGACCTTCGGCGACACGACGACAGACCTTGAACCCCGCCCCGATGGTTCCTACAAGCCGGCGACCCGGTTCTCGAAATTCGTCAACACGCCCGAACTCTATCAGATCGTGTCCGAAGTCATGGACACCGTCACGTCCGAGCAGTTGGCGCAGTATGTCGTGCGACCGCAACTTGAGGGGGGCAAACGCCACCTTCACTTGGCACCGTTCACTGAGCACCTTCAGGCGTACCAGAAGACGCTCGCCGACCGGCTGAAGGACATCGAGGCGCGCACCGGATCGCCAAAGAAAGGCGACGACATCCTCCTGACGGTCATCAACGACGGCCGGCATTCGGCGATCGACCCGCGCTTTGTCATGGAGGCGCAGAACGACCCGAAATCGAAGCTGAACATGATGATCGACAACGTCGCGCGCATCTGGAAGGAAAGTGCCAACCAGCAGTTCTACGATCCCGGCACCAGCTACAAGGAGAAGTCCTTCAGGGGGCCGGCGACGCAGATGATCTTCTCGAACCTCGGCGTGAACGGCCGGGGTCCGATGGGTTTTTCCGGCTATGCCTGGATCAGGGCGGCGCTTGAGCGTCAGGGCATCCCGTCGCACGAAATCGCGTTCATCGGCGATTACAAGGGGTCGCTTCAGCGCCAGCAGCTTTTCAACGACGTGAACGAGGGGAAGGTCCGCATCCTCGTCGGCTCGACGCAGAAGATGGGCACCGGCGTGAATGCCCAGAAGCGGTTGCTGGCGATCCACAATCTCGACCCGCTCTGGTATCCGTCGGACGACGAGCAGAGAAACGGACGGGGACTGAGGCAGGGCAACCACAACCCGTTCCTTCAGATCCACGACTACACGACGACGGACACCTACGACCGGAATATGTGGACGATGATGGGCCGCAAGGCCGGGTTCATCGAATCCTTCTTCCGCGGCGACCCTGACCTGAGAGAAATGGAAGACCTCGGGGAAGCGTCGGTGTTCGCCCAGGCGGCGGCGATGGCAACGTCCGATCCCCGCGTGTTTCAAATGGCGGACATCAAGGCGCAACTCGACAAAGCCGAGCGCCGCCGGGATGCCTACGAGAACAACCTGTACAGCTTGCGCGGGCAGTTCAACGACGCTCGCTACAGCATCGAATACGCCCAAAAGCGAATTGCGCAGACCGACGAGGACATCGCCCAGCGCATTCCGACGAAGGGCGATGCCTTCCGTATGAACGTCGCCGGCAAGGAGTTCGACAAGCGCCAAGACGCTTGGGAAGAATTGCAGGCGGTGATGAAGGACCGGCTCGACGGAATGGGCGAGACCGGGCGCACCCGCATCGGCATTATTGGCGGCTTCGGGATGGTGCTGTCGAAGACGAAACTTGGCTACCGCATGGCGCTTGAAGCAAAGTCCGGTCGCGAAATCGACATCTCGGCCACGGGTCCGATTGCCAGCGCCGAGTCCTACCTGCGCGACCTTGAGAAGATGCGGGCCGGCTACGAGCGTGACGTAGAAGAAAAACAGAAGCAAGCCGAACTGCTGCGCGCCGAACTCGAAAAGCCGTTCGAGGGCGACGCCGAGATCAAGCGCCTGCGGCAGTCCTACAACGAACTCCGCACCGCGCTGACGCCGAAGAAAGAGGCGGGCATGAATGTCGGCGAGGATGAGGACGAGGAATCCCGCCGCGCCCCCGTCACCGCCGAGGACGCCAAGGATCGCGGCGTCACCCAGGACGAACCCGCCCTTCGTGAAGCAATGCGCGAGGCGATGCGCCTGTCGGGCCTTCCTTCGTCGATTGGCGTGCGCCTCGTCGACAAACTGGCCGGCGGCAAGGTCGACAGCGTCTACGCGCGCAACCTCATCACCGTTGCTCTGGACACGCCGCCAGAGCAGCTACCGGCCAAACTGTTCCACGAGACGATCCACGCGATGATGGACCCGTCGCTGAACATCCTCTCGACCCAGCAGCGCACTGCGTTGCTCGTCGCGGCCAACCGCTACCTAGCCGACCCGGCGAAGAAAGACGCCCTCGACCGGCTCTACGGCACAACGAAGGACGGCAAGACGGATCGGGTCAGGCTGAACAACGAGGCAATCGCCGTCCTGGCGGAACAGGCGCTGGCGCACGCGCGGAGCGAGCCGGGGCCGGTGACACGGGCGGCGGATGCGATGGTCCGCACCGTGACCGGCATCCGCCAGGCGCTTCGCGGGCAGGGTTTCCTGACGGCTGACGACGTGTTCCGCACGATCATGCAGGGAAAGGTGGTGCCTCCTGCAACGCCCGGCTTGCCGGCATCTAGGCCCACGGGGGGCACCGAAGCGCGGCCCGGCGCACCGAGCGTCAAAGCCCCCGTAGCGAAGGCGCCGGAGTCGCCCAAAGCTCTCGTCGTCGATCAGGACATCGAGCCGATGGTCGCGTCCGCGGCGACCGTCGCCGCCGAAGCCGGCCCGAGGCCCAAGCCGCCAATCATCGACGGCTCAACGATGGCGCTGTCCCAAATGGGCATCTGGCACACCTTCGCCGACGGAGTGCAGAAGATATTCTCCCCGAGCACCCGTCACGGCGCAACAGACATGGCGCAACTGCTGCGCAAGACAGCCGGCGAACAGGCCCGGTCGGAGGCGATGTTCCGCTACGCCCTTCAGGATGCGGACTGGCAGGTCAACCGGCTTGGGCACAATGCGCAGATCGCGCTTGCCTACGACTTCGAGGACGGGCTTGCGATGCCGACACCGGAATTGCAGACCGGCATGAACGCGCTGCGCAAAGAGTTGGACGACATGCGCGACCGCATCCGCGCCTTGGGAGAAGGCTATATCGAGGCCGCCATCGAGAACTATTCGGCGCACTACTATTCCAACTACAAAGAATGGAAGGCCGGCCAGATGGCCGACGCCGAGAGCGAGCGCGTCGGCAAAGGGATCGCGGCGGCGCAAAACCGCGGCAAGGGTCCGATGCTCGGGTCGCGCACATTCCTCAAGCAGCGGACATTCGATCACCTGCGCGACGCGATGGCCGCCGGATTGAAGCCGGTGACGACGAACGTGGTTCGCATGAACCTGCTGAAGCTGCAAGAGATGAACAAGTTCTACCACGGGCTGCTTGCGGTCGAGGCGATCAAGGCGCTGCCGCTGACGAAGTGGGTGCCGATTAACGACTACAAGCGCGCTACCTCTGGCGGCCTCGTCGAACTGAACGATTCCGCCTTCATGCCGATGCTGCCGCCAGCGGTCGCCACGCACTACCAGTCGTTCGATCCGTCCCTGCGCCAAGGCATCTACGATCTGGCGAAATTCCTTGGCGTGCAGGTGAAGAACCCTCGCTCCGACGCCGTGCTGCGCGCTAACCCGAAATGGGGCGGCTACTGGCAGGACGGCAAGATCGTCGCGAAATTCGGCTCGGCCGACATCGTGCTGATGCACGAGATCGGGCATCAGTTGGACAAGCGATACGATCTGCAAGACCGGATGCTGAGTGCCCACGGCGCATGGGGCGAACTCGGCAGGCTGGCGCTGATGCGCAAGCCGGCAGCCGACATGACCGAGGAAATGCGGGAATACCTACTCTCGCCCGACGAGCGCATCGCCAATATGTTCCACGCCTACTGGCATTCCCCGGAGATGTTCGCGGCCGTCGCGCCGGCTGCTGCCGAAGCGTTCGGGAAATTCCTGGCGGACAACCCCGATGTCGCCGAGAAAATCGAAGCGGTGAAACCCTCGTTGAAGGTCGAAAGCCAGACGACCGACGAGTTCTTCCCTGGCATGCGGGAGGTCGGCAAATGGTTCGCCTACGAGCCGCCGGCGCGCGTGTTCAACAATTTCGTCTCGACGGGGCTGTCGGGCCACCCGATCTACGAAGGGCTGCGGATCGCGTCGAACGCGGTCAACATGCTTCAGCTTTCCCTCTCGGCCTTCCACGCCACATTCATCGGCATGGAGGCGACGGTCTCCCAACTGGCGCACGGCGTCGAGCAGGCGGCACATGGCGTCGGGCGGCTGGCGCATGGAGACATCCGGGCGGCTGGCAGCGACGCCGTGGCCGCCGCCAAGTCCGTCGCGCTGACCCCCATTGCTTCGGTGCGCACGCCGTGGCGTGGCCGGCAGATGCTCGCGGCCTTCCGCAACCCCGACGGCTCCTCTCCGCTGCTGGTCAAGATCGCCGACCTCTACGCCAAAGGCGGCGGACGCGATCGGATGGACCGCTCCTATGGCTTGGGCCAGCATGGTCCCCTGGTGAAGTCCTGGCGGGATGTCGTCAGGGCAGCGACCGCGCACCCGGCCGGAACACTCCAAGCCATCGCCAACGACTGCCGCGACATGTACGGCGAGACCCCCGGCCCGGCCGTCATCAAACTCCTGTCCGTCCCGCTGAAGATGGCCGGACGCATCCTCGAAACCTTCAACCACCCGATCATGGGGGCGCTGGTTCCGTGGGCGAAGGCCGGCTTCTTTCGGGCGCAGATGGAAGACTTCATCCGCCGCAACCCGGCGGCGTCGGAACACGAACTGATCGCCGAGGCGCAGCGCATCGTCGATAGCGGCGACAACCGCTACGGCGAACTCGTGCGCGACAATCTGGCCTGGTCGAAGGTTGCGAAAGACATTTCCATGCTGTCGCAGCGGTCCGATACGTGGAACCTCGGCTCGCTGCGCGAGATCGGCGGGGGCGCCTTTGTCGATACCCCGAAGTTTTTCTTCAACCTCGCGACCCGTCAGCAGGCGCAGTTCACCCGCCGCATGGCCTACATCCCGGCCGCGCTGATCGTCTACGCCCTGGCGGGAGCGTTGTTCAGCTACATGGTAGCGGGAGAGTGGCCGCAGGATTTGCGCGACTATTTCTATCCGAAAACAGGCAGAAAGAACGAATACGGGGAAGACGAGCGCATCTCGATCCCCGGCTACCTGAAAGACGTTGTCAATCTCTACATGGACCCCGTCAGGACGGTTACTGGCAAAGGCAACCCGTTCATTCAGATGATGGGCGAGATGCTTCACAACCGCGACTATCGGGATCACATCATCTACGACAGCGACCACGAAACCCGCGCCGGTGCCTACTTCCGTTACCTGACAGGCGAATTGACCCCGATCGGTCTTCGCTCGCGACTGGCGCACGATCAGGGCGGCCCGTCGATGGCGGACTACGTCAAGCAGTTCATCGGGCTGTCGCCAGCGCCATTTGCGATCACCGCCCCCGATGCGGCGGCGAGATTGCAGCACCAGTCCGATGAGAAGTCCTACCGTGCCAGGGAAAGGGCCAGGGCGCGCGATCAGTGATGCTTGAGCCTGGGGGGATAAGCGTCTAAAAGCGATGCTGCATTGGGTTGGCGCGATGCCGCCGGCCGGACCTTCCTCTGTCCGGAGCGCCCAATGCCCATCAAATCCGCAACCGCGACCCTGTCCGCCGTGGGAACCTCGCAGGTCTTTCCCCTGCAACAGGAACTCAACGCATCCCTCCTGCCGGGATTGCTCTGCTCGGTCTCATCCGGCGCAACCCTCACCTATTCGGTCGAAATCACCGGCGACAACGTGTTCGACCCGGCCTACAACCCAGCCAACGGAAACTGGTTTCCGGTCGACAATCTCGCCAACCTGTCGGCGTCGGCCAACGGCTCGCTCGTCGCCTGCTGCACCGGCATCCGATTGCACGTCACGGCATGGACGGGCGGTTCGGTGACGCTCAGCTTCTGCTGGATGCAGAACTGATGCCGATAGCCCGGGCCGGCATCGAATACCTGGCGCCCACCAGCGGGATCAGCGGCCTGAGCGCCGCCACCGTTGCCGCCGCAGGCACCAACCAGGCCACCGCGACGCAACTTACCCTCGCGCGCAACTACGTCGAAAGCGGCACCGGCGGCGTGAAACTGCCCCAGGCTGCTTCCTTCGGCGGCAGCATCGTCCCCGTCTACAACCGCAGCGGCGCGACTTTCACCGTCTATCCGTATCTCGGGGACACGCTTGAGACGAACGCGGTGAACGTCGGCTTCACGCTCGCAAACAATCAGACGGGCTATTTCTCCGTGGACAATTCGGGCGTTGTGAGGATGGCATGATGCGCAAGATCATCGGGGCCGTTCTCGGCTGCCTCATCGCGGCCGGCGCTATCGGGTCGGCTCATGCGCAGGCATTGGATGCCCGCAACAACCTGTCGGATCTGAAAAACCCGGCCGCCGCTCTTGCGAATCTCGGCGCTGCCGCGACCTTCACGCCCGCCTTTTATGGTGCCATCTGCAACGGTGTCTCGAACCCGATCAGCGGCACGTCGCTGCCGCAAACCGTCGCCGGTCTTGCCGCCTACACCAATGCCGCCGGCCAGACGCCATATTCGTGGCTGACGAACGGCAACTGGTATTTCCACGTCGCCCTCGTGCTGCCGAACGGCGCGACGAACGGCTCGACCAATCTCACGGTCTACAGCGTCGCCGGCCTTGCGGCGGGGATGATCGTCACCAGCACGACGACGGGCGCGATCCCGACGAACGACACGATCGCCTCGGTTCATGCCGCGTCCGGCTCGGCGCTGCCCTACATCACGCTGACGACCGCAACGACGGCTGCAATCCCCGTCTATCAGGTGAGCAGCACCAACACGAACTACATTGAGGTCAAGCAGGCGTCGGGAACGCAGCCGACCGACGCGCAGATCGCGGCGGCCGAGGTCGACTGGCTTGCGGTGCAGTCTGCCATTCAGGCGGCCTCGGTCGCGACCGGCGTCAACGGCGGCGGCAACGTCGTCCTGCCGTCCAGCGAGTGCATGATGTCCAACGCCTCGTCGCCCGGAACGGCGGTCGGCACGTTGATGATCCCGGCGGTTTCGTCCGATGTGAACTGGACCGGCACCGGCATGAACATCATGTCCGCCGGCACGCCGATCAACGCCGTGCTGTATTGGCCGACCGATCTTGGCGCCGGCCGCTATGGCCTGAGCGCGGACGTGCCGTGGGCGGACCCGGCAAACGGCGCGGGCCGCTACGGCTATAATTTCTACTACGGCAAGCTGGATGGCGTGCAGCTTCTTGGGCCGGGCGCGAACTTCACGCTCGGTGCCGCGCCGACCGTTGCCATGACCGGGTATGCCGATGGCGCGCGTCGCCGGCTGGATTTCGCGGCGGTGCGCGGGTTCCTGAACGGCGTGTCATTCCTGGGCGATCACTCGCCCTGGTATGACGTGGAACTGAACGCCAACCAGCAATACGGCGCCTATTGGGACTATCCCAATGCGTCGCTCGGTGGGGATAATTACTGCTATTCGTGCCAGTTTTCCGGCAACGGCTTCGCCGGCATCGCCATCAACTATGCCGCGACGAACAACTGGTATCTCGACGGAAGCTATGACGCGGACAATCCCTGCGCGCTCTATGGCGAGCCAATCCCGTCAGGCGCACCGGCTGCGGGTATGACGACCGCGGCGTTCCACGTCGTCAACGGGAATTGGGAGTGGAACTACGTTCAGGTCAAGGACCAGACCGGCGGCACATTCACCTACAACAACGGCGCGATCACCGGCGTTACTGACGGGACTGCCTCGCGCCAGTTCGCCGGGACTTTTGACTCGGTGTATTTCTCGGCTGCCGGCTACGGTGGCCCGAACCCGACGATCCCGGCGTTCTCAAACCGGGCGACCGTGGATGTCGGAAACATAGGCCCGCTGCATTTGATCCACGGGTCCGACTTCTCGGCTGGCGGCACGAACGGGGACTTCGGCACGGCGTCGCTGTTCAATGCCGGAGTGGTGGGCGAGCCGGGTGGCGGTCTCTACATGCAGGGGGACATCACGGCCCTGATCGCGGATTTGAACGCGAACGGAAAGCAGTTCATCAACGGGTCTGCCTCCAACTATTTCTACAACACCAAGCTGGAAGAACTCGGCGAATACACCGCGCGCCTTTACTCGGTCAGCCCCAGCTATTGCTCGGGCGGCACGCCGACCGTTGGCCAAGTCGTCGAACTGATCCAGTCCTGCGCGGGTGGTGCTGTGTCGGTTGGCGGCTACGCAGCCTCTGCCCCCGTGCTGGGCGTCCTGGCCTCGGGCATCGCGTCCGGCGTCGGCATCATCATCAACTCGGGGGCCAACGTCTCCGTCAAAGCCGGCGGCACGATTGCCTTCGGCTACTACGTGAAGAAGTCGACGAACGGCACCGTCGTTCAGGCGACGGGCATCACGGACAGCGCCATCGGGATTGCCGGAAGTGCTATCGCGAACGGTTCGACGGGGGGCATTGATTTGTTCCTGATCCCATGAGCGACGAACCCCGCGAACCGGCCTGGCACGGGTTCTGGAACTTCAACATCGGCCACGTCCTCATCATTGGCGGGATGATCGGCAGCGCGTGGGTGGTGGTGAACAACGTCGAGATCACGCTCGCGGATCACGGCACGCGGATCAGCAATCTTGAGAAGGAAATGACCGAAAGCCGTCGCGAGACACAGCAATGGCAGCAGGGGATTTCCGACCAGTTAAACGGCATCGCGCGCGAGGTCTCGCGGCTTCAGGGGCAGGTGAACATGATGATCCCGCCGGGTCGGCGCGGCGATATCGGCACCGATGATCTGACGGGTGGCGGGTGATGTCCAACAACTTCGACCGCTGCGTCGCCGTCACGCTTGCCTACGAAGGCGGCTTCGTCGACAACCCGGCCGACCCCGGCGGTGCCACGAATTTCGGCATCACGCTGCGCACCCTCGAAGCCTTCCTGGGCGAGCCTGTCACGGTCGATGACGTACGCAACATGACCGTCGACACCGCGACCGCGATCTACGGCGCGAATTACTGGAACGCGATGCGCTGCTCCGCGCTGCCGCCCGGCGTCGATATGGCGCTGTTCGACTTCGGTGTGAACTCGGGCATAGGGCGCGCGGTGCGGACGCTTCAGCGCATCGTCAGCGTCGCGCAGGACGGCTCTGTCGGGCCGGCCACCATCGGCGCGGTTCAGGAATGGCGGCCGGCCGATCTCGTGACATCGCTGTGCTCGGCGCGGCTGGCGTTTCTGCGCGGGCTCCCGACGTTCGCCGAGTTTGGCAACGGCTGGACGACGCGGGTCAAGGACGTGGCGGGAAGGGCGCTGGCGATGGTGGCGGGAGCGGGGCCTGTCGTGCCGGCTGCGCCCCCGTCAGAGCCGGCCACGTCCGGCCCCGACAATTCGGCTGACGCGCTCATGGCGCAAGAGCAAGCGACGCTTGACGAGGAACCTTCCTCCTGAGCGAGGACCAGAAATATCCGCAGCCACACGGCTCGGTGTCGGTGCCCGGCGCAGAACCGCCCCGGCGCGAGCCGCCGCACTACAGGCCCCGGCGCGGGTTCTGGCGGCTTGAGCGTCACATCCGCGCCGTACTCGAGAAACCCGACCGCGACAAAAGAGGAGAATGACATGAACGAACCGACCGACGGGCTGGCGCAGTACCAGTCCATCAAGACAGTGCTGGCCGGCAGGATCACCGAGGTCGTGCCGGCCGGCTGCTACGTGCAGGAAGCCAACGGCATCGCGTCGGTGTTCCGCGTGTTCGAGGAAGGCATGACCGTCCGGTATCAGCCGCAGGTCGGCGATTACTGGGTCGTGTATCAGCCCGATGGCTACCAGAGCATCTCGCCGAAGGCGGTGTTCGAGGCCGGCTACGTGCTCATGCACAAGGAGGCTTGACCGTGGGAAGCAACGCGACTGCCGCGACCGCGGCGACTGCCACCGGCGGCGCGAGTGCCGCGCTGATCGTGCTGGTGTGGGTGCTGGGCCTGTTTCACATCACGCTGCCGGCCGATGTCGGGGCGGCGTTCATCATGCTGGTCGGCCCGGCGATTCACGGCATCTGGCTTCGGTACGTGACGCCGCAGCTGCCGACCGAGCCGACGGCGATGGTGCCGGTGACGATCGAGGCTCCCGCGCCGGTGCAGGCAAAGGCCGCCGGAACGCTGCCCGTCCTGTGACCCGGATCGCCTGGCTGTTGCTGGCGGGAGTGATCGGCGCCTGCGGGATCGTGCTGGTGTGCTGCGGACTCGTCGGCCTCGCACACGCAGCGCCACCGCAGAACCCCGACCCGGTGCTGCACCGATGGTTCGAGACCCAGCACAGCGTTGCCGGCGCGTGGTGCTGCGATGTCGCCGACGGCTACATCCTGGCCGACAAGGACTGGCACCAGGCCGGCGATCACTACGAGGTCCGCATCGACGACAAGTGGCACCCCGTTCCGGCCGATGCGCTGCGCGACCCGCTTGGCGGCCCGAACCCCACCGGAGCGGCGATCGTGTGGTATCGCGGCTTCGGCGTCGACCTTCACATCTACTGCTTCACCCCAGGCTATGAGTACTAGCCTTTACAAGGAGACCACCGATGCGCCATATTATCGCCAGCCTTGCACTGATCGTCCTCGCCGGCTGCACGCTATCCTCCGGCCAGACCACGGCCCTGACCAGTGCCGCCACAACGGTAGCGTCGGCCGCGCCCGCTGTCTCTGGCACGCTCGCCACCATCGTCACGGACGGGCAGTTGTTCTGCAAGAACCAGGGCACCATCGTCGCCCTCGCCACGCTCGCCGGGTCGCCCGTCGTCGCGAAGGATGCGTCGTCGCCGTATGTGACGGCGGCGTGCGCCGCGATCGGTGCCGTTCCGGTGGCGCCCCCTGCGCCGGGGACGGCGGTGCCTACGGTCGCGGTCGCCGTGCCCGCGTCCTAGCCTATTCCCAAGTCGGCTCGCCGGGCTTCACTTCGACGGCTTCCTGAGCCCTGGCGTTGATCGTCAGCGGCTTCGGCTGCGCCATCTCCTGTAGAAGCTGCATGATCTGCTCGCGCGCCTGTTTGGCCTTCGCCTCGCCTTCCGCCGGCGGGGGCGGGGGTTCCGTGTCCATCATGCCCATCAGCTTCGCGAGGTCGACGATCGCCTGACGGCGGTCGCCGATCTTGATGCGGACGGTGATGGAGCCGTCCTTCAGCATCTTCTGCTCGACCTCGACGATGCCGTACGCCTGGGCGTCCGACAGCACTTCGCTGTCCTTAACGACCGCGCCCTTCGGCCCCCATGTGACAAGGTCGCGAATGTTGATCGTCGCCAGCTGCATCAGGCGCTCGGCGAGGGCCGCCTTGCTGATTGCGTAATAGGCGACCGCCCTTGTTCTGGCCGTGAAGGCGACCGGATCGGCGTCGCGGATCGCCTGCTTTTCCTCCGGTGTCAGGTGCTTGATGCGCTCCTCGCGCGCCATCTCGCGCTCTTTCTCAAGCCGGCGGGCGACGGCGCGGGCGGTTTCCTGCTCGGCCCTCTGCCTGGCGTGCGCCATGATCGCCCTGGCCGCAGGGGAGACGAGAAACCGCCGGCCATTGCGTTCGGCCAGTTTCTTGTCTGTCATCTCGGGGGCAAACGTGTCGATGTAGGCTTTCGCAACATCGCCGTGTTCGAGAAACCGCCACATGAACCGATGCTGCTGGCGCGTCACCTTCACGTTGAGCGCCCCGGGGGTCATCGCGCCCTTGACGTGCTCGGGCCGGACTTTGTCGATAGTCGATTGCCGCGGCGGGTGAAGCCCCCGTGCGCCGTGCTTTTTCTTGGCAACCGTGGCTTTTTCGACCGGGGGCTGTAGGCGGCGCTTCTTCTGCCGCTTCAGCTTTGCGTCGTCGGTCTCGTCGGTCATGGCCGTTCCTGCAACAGCAGCCCGAGCGCCGCCCGGCCAACGCGCGTCAGACGGGCCAGAGCGCGGAGGCCATTCGGGTTCGGCACGATCTCGATCATGTTGAAGTCGGGAAATCGCTTCCAGAACTCGCGGATGAAAACGCTCATGCCAGCACCTGAGACTTCTTTCGTGCTGCCGTCGTGCGGCAGGTATTTCAGCATGGCTTTTTCGCCGTTCGTCAATTCGGGGATGATGTCAATGACGTGCCGCGCCATCGGGCCAACCGGGACGTGATCGGCCTTGCGGCCGCCGTTCATCCCGTGCCCGATGAAAACGATCCGCTTATCGGCGGCGGCCCGCGCTCGCAGCAGCAGCAGGTCGCCGATTTGGCTCACTTGAGCCGCGCCTTCTTCAGCCGTTCACCGGCGGCAGCGCGCTGCTCATCAGTCAGGTCGCGCCCCCGGAACGGGTTCTTGGACATCCGATACGGCCAGTTGACGCACGACACGAGACCGCGGCGACGGACTTCCGACTCAGAACCGCTACAGCAGTCCAAACATTTGAGGCGGATCACCTTCAGCAGCCGCATCCCTTCGTGACCGAGTGCCTTCAGTTCGGCCTCGCTCATCTTCCTGGGATCGCGCCCGACCGGCGTCTGCTCGACGCTGTCCATTTCGAGATGCTGTTTCATCTGCCGTCCCTCCACTCAACTTGCGTCGGCCAGTCGATGAGCGACGTGTAACGAATCTCGACATCAAGCGGCTTGCCAGAGGCGACCAGATGAAAGGCGTTCAGCAGAATGGACACTCGCAGCGGAATGCCGCACTCGCGCTCAAGGCGGACCGCAAGAACCACATCCAGCCGCTCGCGCTGCATCTGGCTGAATACCAATGGTTCCGGCAGCGGCGCCCTCACGCCGCCTTCCCGGCCGTGACGCGCCCGCGCCCGAGAATGTGGGCGTAGCGCAGCAGGATCAGGGCATCGGCGGCGTCGTCGCTCTCGACATCCCATCCCTGCGCTCGGCACCAATCCAGCATCGGGCTTTTCGGGTGAGCCCCTTCCGCCGCCTGCGGCCGCCCGTGCCCGAGCACCAGATTGCGGACGGTGCCGACGTGCTCCTCGCGGTAGCGGACCCCGGCCTCGGTTGCAATCATCTCGACGATGCCGCAGAGCGAAAGCAGAATCCGCGCCGTCGCGCCGCCGCGCCGGCCCGCCGGGGCCTCGTACACAACGAGTTCCGGCGCGTGGACGGTTATCGCATCTTCGAGTTCGCCGGCCAGTTTCGAGAAGCGAAGCCCGCTGCCGGAATCGTCCTGCTTGCCGAGGTTCCAGACGCCCCACACGAGCCGACCGCCATCCCGGCCAACGGCAAATCCAGTTTTGAGGGACAGGTCGAGCGCCAGGATGGTGCCGCGGGTAATCATGCGTTGCCGACGGCCGGGCCGTCGAGGGCGGCGACCGCCGCGTCGATCGCGTCGGGTTCGCGCTTCTTGCCGCCCGGCGCCTTTGCGCCCCTCGCCTTGCGGGCGCGCGGCTGCGCCGTCTTCTCCTCCTTCGGCGGCTTCACTTTCGCGTCCTTGGCGAGCAGCTTCCGGTCGGCCGCGCCATCCGTCCAGCCGTCGCGCCACTTGACGTATTCCTCGGACCCCGGCTTGAACGGGCACCCCGACACTTCGCCGCCGGCGCGGGCGCTGTTGTAGCCGTCACCGAACGCGCGGGCGAGCGCGAGCCGCGCCTCGTTGTCCGACAGCGGCCGATCTGTCGTCGCCGGCGGCTTCGTCATCGCCTGGGTGAAATCGCCCTGACCGTCGGGGCCGAAGTCGAACACCGCCTTCGTGTAGCGGGCGCGGGTCGCCAGCTTCGCTTGAAGTTCGTCCGTGTCCAGCTTCGAGAGGCTGTGCATCTCCTTCGCTTCGTCCTTGTCGATGCCCTCGGCCTCGAACGCGCGCCACTTGGCGGCTTTGCGGGCCTTGAGGCGCATTTCCTCGACCTCGATCTCAGCCAGCCACGCCAGACAGGCATGGAGGGCGTCGTCGTTCGAGTTCTTCGGCACGTCGGCGCTCAGTTTCTTGGCCAACTGGGTTCTCCTACGAAGGGTTGATGACGGTTGTGGTGGGGTTGGCCCGCTCCTTGTCGACCCATTCCCACACGGCCCCCTCCGGCACCTTGTAGGCGCGGGCGACGTGCTGAACGAGATCGGCGATCAGCAGCCCATAGCTGCGGTGCGTGTAGCCGGAAGCCGGGTGGATATGCGTCACGACCGACTTGTCCGGGCCGATGAACATGACCACCAAAGGGTTTTCGATCTGGAACGTCTCGGGCATCGGGTAGCGGAAGCCGAGCGGGTCGGCCTTCATCGGCAGTTTCGGCATCGGCGTTCTCCGTGCAAATCGCGATTGTAATGCGGTCAGCGGCCGGCGGCACAGGCTTTGCGCTTGGATGCGCGGTGCAGACAATTGAAGTCGATGCCTGGTATGCCGCGCCGATCCGCAGCCTGGATAATCGCTTCCATCCTGTTGGGCGGCACGATGTTGCGGTGCCTCCACACGCGGAGCGCGTTGATTGTAATGCCGGCGTCCGCCGCGAAAGCGGCGTCGGACGGCCAGAGCGCGATGATTTGAGCCACTGTCATGGCATTCACATAGGAAACCGGAAATTTCGCGCAAGTAAGTTTTGCCCTTGAACTGGCCGGGCATTTCAGCCATGTAATGCGGACACCGGCCACCGAGGGGCATTTCATGTCGGGTATCGACCTTACACTCCTGCCGGGCGGCGGGTTTGTCGCCATCGCCGCCGATGTCGTGTCAGGGCACGACCTGCATGCGGCGATGTTCGATTGCCCGTCTTCCCGGCGGATCAGGCGGCGCGACTGGCAGGTGATCCTGCGGCGGCGGCGGGGCGACCTGCTGCTGTATTGGAGAGCGCGGCAGAGGGGCGACAACCGGCCCGGCTGGCGGCGCGAGGTTCTTGCCGACTTGCGCCGGGCGCGGGCTGGCTTGAGGCGTGCAGAGGCGGCAGTGGCCGCAATACCGGCTGATTTCCCAGGGAGGACACGATGAGCGAAGTTGTCGAGGCAAAGCCGACCTACAAGGCCGTCATCCGTTTCGACGGCGGGAGCGTCTACGCTGCCGAGAAAGACGATGGATGGGGCATTGCGCCGATCCAGATCGAGTTCGGCGATTCCTTCAAGGAAGGGTCGTTTCGCCGCTTCTTCTCGGCGGCGCTGGCGCGGCAGATCGCGGCGCTTTTGATAGAAAAGGCGGACTACGTCGAGTCCGCCGCCTATGCGGTGGCCCCCGTCGAACCGGAAACCCCGGTCGAGGCCCCGCCCGCTGTCGTGGCGTTGGATCAGCCCGACATCGGCACCGCGCCCGACGCCGACTTTACCTTCTGAGGGGCACCGTCATGGAACAGAACCAGTTTCTGAACGGCATCAAAATCCTGCATGCCATCGACAAGCACGAGATCGAGGCAAAGCTGAAACGCCCAATGGATGGGGATTCCTGGCAGGCGTTCCGGTCGAATCCCTCGCGCTACTTCATGCGCGCGTGCGACGCTGAGGCCGGCGCGATCTGGGCGGTGATCGAGGACCGGAACGTCCCGGCAAGGGGGTCGCTGTGAAGGCGGCCGAGGCGCTCGCGCTGATTGCCATCGGCGCCGTTGCTGGGTGGGCGTTCACACTGGCGGCGGCGGGGCTGTAGATGGGGGTTCAGGGTCGCCAGGAGACGTACAAGACGTTGCTGACGCCGGTGTTGCGCGACGAGATCAATCGTCTCGTCGATGCCGGCGCGACGCAGGGCCAGATCGTGCGCAAGACCGGCATTCATCGTGCGACCATCGGGTCGTGGATGCGGGAAGGGAAGACGAAGCGGTGCCCGGCCAGCGCGGTGCCGGGCCGCCGGCCGCAGCCAGCCAGCGACGTGATGAACGGGCGGCTTGTGAAGGGTCCGGAGGCGCTGATGGACGTGTGGGTGTCGAACGATCTGGCGTGGCTGATGGCGCGGATCGACCTCTACAAGAATTACGGCCTGACGCAGACCCGCGAATACGTGCTGTGGCGCGAGCGGGCGACCGAACTTCTGATGGCGCGGGCCGAGCGGGAAATGGAGGCGGCGTGATGAACGACGGCAGGCGCGTCCTCGGCACGATCCCCGAGCCAGGCCACTACGAGCGCCGATCCCGCAAGGGTGCGCCCCGTCAGGCGCTGCGCATCATCCACTCGCCCGACACGGGTTGGGTCGTGTTGCTGAATGGCGAGGCGGTGAGAGGATCGGGGGCGGCGGACTGGGTTGACGTGCCATTGCTTTTGCGGTGGCCGTTCAACCCGATTTCGCCGGAAGCCTACTACGCTCTGTTGCAGGAGCGCGAACTCGACACCGAGACGCCGCTCGACGAGCGCGTTGATCTCAGGAAAGCAAGGAGCCTGTTCTGATGCCGCGCACACCAAAGATGCGTCATTGCTTTAACTGCGGCGAGGAACTCGGCGTCTATGCCGACCACGACCCGCTTGATGACTGCGGGAAACTGAAATGCGCCCGCGCCGCAAGGGATGCCCGCGCGCAGGAGCGCGAGGAAGCCCATGAGCGGCTTGACCGCGACCTCGGCTATTGACTGACCACCGACAGGGAGACCACCCGATGGAATGGAAGTTAGGGATCCGCCTTACACCGCCGCCGTCGGGCGACCTGCTTCCAACGCAAAAAATAGATGTGATGGAAGTGTCGCCCTTTAGCGGGCGCTCGGTTTGTGTTCACGGCGGAAAGATCGAGGTCCACGGCCGTGATTGCACAGAGGTTGCACAGCGTATCATTGACTTTTTGAACACTCAGGAGACCACCAATGGATGAAGACATGCCCGGCTTGGGCGACAACCACCCGCCTGCGGAAGACGCGCTTGAAATGCGGCTTGCGGCAATCGACCCGACGAAGCTGACCGTCGTTGCGGTCGATGAAGTCGCGCCGCTGCTCGACTTGCAGTACCCCGGCCTGAAAGCGCGGTTCGCGGAACTGATGGGCGGCATCGACCGCTGGACCATCCTCCACCAGAACGGCATCGCCGACGATGCGGACCTCAACAAAACATCCACGTTCATGCGCCAGATCGCCGGTTTCGGCATCGGCGACAAGAGCGAATTGCGAACCGCGCACGGGCCGGTAAAGGGGCCGATTCATGCCCTGGGCAAAGCCGTGGACGCTTGGTTCGGCAATCTCGCCGATCCGCTGAAGCAGGCGACCGAGGCGATGAACAGGGCGTCGACGGTCTACCTTCGCCAGAAGGCTGATCGGGAACGCAGGGCGCGGGAGGAAGAATCCGCCCGGGCGCAGCGCGAGGCGAACGAGCGTGCGCGGGCCGCGCGGGAGGCGCTTGAGGCCGAGCAGAAGGCGGCGGCGCTGGCGCGGCAGGGCGAGGTCGATGCGGCTGCCGTCGTTGCGGCAACCGAGAAGGCCGACGCCGCGCTGGCCCATGCGCAGGAGGCCGAGGAAAAGGCCGCGATGGTGCAGGAGCAGGCTTCCGCTTCTGTCGCCGACCTTGTGCGACAGCGTTCGGCCTCCGGGGTGACGACGACCCTCGCGACCTCGTGGACCTACCGGGTCGAGGACATGAAGGCGCTGTGCGCGGCGGTCGCCGCCGGGACGGTGCCGGTCAGCTTCGTGATGGTGAACGATGCCGTCGTGAAGGCGTCGATCCGCGGCAAAGCCGGGCTGCGGGAGATCGCCGGGCTGGTGATCGAGGAAGACTTCAAGGCGCGGAGGAGCGGGGCGTGACGAACAATGAAGGTGGTAAAAAGGAGACTTGGATATGACCAAAACGCCGCTGCGCCCCCCCCTGGGGAGTGGGCAATAGTCGAACTTTTTGGACACACGACCTTGGTCGGCCGCATCACCGAGGTCGAGCGGTTCGGGGCCAAGATGATGGCTATTGAGCCGCTGTTCCGCGACACGCTGTTGCCGATGGTGCTGCACGGCGGGGCGGCAATCTACCGGCTGACGCCGTGTTCAGCGGAAGTCGCGTTCGCGAAGCAGCCGCGCCACGCCTACCAACTCCCGACGGCGATCAACTGCATTGTGCCGCCACTTCTGCTGGAGACGCCGCCTGACGCGCCAGCACCGCTCAACATGGAGCCGGACCCCTACGACGAGGGAGACTGGGAGCCTTACTGAACCGCAACCACAACAGGAGACCCGCCTTATGACCGACACCGAACTCACGCACCGCACCCTCTGGTTCGACTGCGCGACAAACCGCTGGCATACCGACAAGGCCACGGGCGCCCAGCCGGCGCTGATCCGGCTCGCGTGGATGCTGGAAGGCGAGCAGCCGCAGTGCCGGATCATCGCGCTGCCAGAAGGCGCGACCGTCGATCCGTCGACGTTCCCGTATCACAAGGTCGACCCGGCGCTGCGTCCCGGCGTGTCGCTGCTGGACGTGCTCGGCGAGTTCCTCGCTGATGCGGACCGCGCCGACCGCTTCGCCTCGTTCAATGGCGAGTTCCATCAGCGCCAGATTCACCGTGCGTTCGCGTCGCTGAACATGGGCTGGGTGCCGCTCGGCGAGTTCGAGTGCCTGATGAAGGCCGCGACGCCGATCCTCAACATGCCGCTGATGCGGCCGGGCGGTGGACTCAAGTCGCCGAAGCTGTCCGAAGCTTGCACGTTCTTCATGGTCGCGACGCCAAGCAGCAACGATCCGTTTGAGTACGGCCAGCAAATCGTGCGGGCGGTCAGCGAGATCGACGCCGCCGTGCATCCGAAGGTGATGTCGTGAGCGACCGCACTCAGAGTGCATACCAAGCCCGAGCCGCCGAGAAAGAGGATGCGGCAACGATTGTTGCCACTTTCGATGCGCAGCGGGCAAAATACGAGGGCATTCTCGCCGGAAATGTCTCTGTCGACGTGTTCCGCAACGCTTTCGTGACGGCCGTTCAGCGCGACTGGAAGCTGTTGAAGGCCGACCGACAAAGCCTTTGGCTCGCGCTGCAAAAATGCGCCGGCGACGGTTTGTTGCCCGATGGGCGCGAGGCCGCGCTGTCGATCTTCAACGACGACGAGGACGAAGACAACCCGAAGACCGCTGCCAAGGACGGCAAGGTTAAAAAGGTCGTTTACATGCCCATGATTCAGGGGCTTATCAAACTGGTGCGCAACACCGGCGAGGTCGCCTCAATCGACATCCCGCTTGTCTTCCGTGGCGAGGCTGTCGAACTGTGGTGGGAGGACGGCAAAAAGCACTTCAAGCTGCGCCGGGTGTTCGACGAGAAATTTGACGACAGTCCCCAGGCCATCATCGGTGCCGTTGCCATCGTCACCTACAAGGACGGAAGCTGGGAAATGGAGGCGATGTCGCGCGCCAGGATCGAGCGCGTCCGCGCTATCGCCAAGGCCAAGAAGGGGCCGTGGCTGGCGTGGTACGACGAGATGGCCCGCAAAACGGTGCTGCGGAACCTACTCAAGCGTCTGCCGAAATCTGCGGTCAACTTGGCAGAGCGCGCGATGGACAGCGACGAGACGATGGAAACCATTGAGGGGGAGGTCGATGGTGGCCGGGTGCAGCGGGCGATTGCCGCCCCCGAGGTCGATCTGTCGACGCATGCGCTTCACGAAAGTCTCGCCAAGGCGGACCAGCGCCAGACAGTCGAGCGCGAACCCACCAAGCAGCAAACCGCCCAAGCCGCCTCCAACCCGGTGCCCGCCCAGCCGGCCCGCGCCGCTGCGGTCCCGCCCGAGCCTAGCAAGCCCATGTTCGAGGCGTGGCCCGCAGACGAGTTCGGCGAGCCAGCGGAACACCCGAACGGCGAGCCGGTACAGTTCATCGACCCGCAGCTGTTCGCGGCCTGGGTACAGGAGAAGTGGCTGAAACTGCCCCCCGACCTGCGGGCCGGGTTCTTGGAGCACAACGCCGACGCGATCGCCGACGCGAAGGTCGATGTGATCGCGGCGAAGATGCTGGCGGTTACGGTCGATCCCGCCCCGGCCGCTGCGCCATCTGCCGACGCGACGCCACCGAAGAACTTCCTCGAAATGCCGCTGACACCAGGGCGCAAGCCGCATTGGCCGAATTACGGAGCGGCGGCGGAGGCGGCGATCACCGGCATCGGCAGCGTGGCGGAGCTGCAGGATTGGACGAACGTGAATGTGCCGACGTACGAAAAGGGGCCAGAATCGATCAGAATGAAGATCGACCGGGCACTGTCGGCGCGGCATCTCGCCCTGACGAAGCCGCCAGAAGCGGAAGATCGCGACATCAAGCTGGCGCGCGATTTCGTCGCCGACATCAATGCGTGCCGCACCGGGGACGATCTGAAGGTGCTGGGGGCAAACGCCGCGATGAAGACGCTTCTGGCGCGGTGGCGGCAGGACCGGCCAGACCTTTACGACATGCTGGCGAAGGCCGAGGCGGCGAAGGTGCAATCGTTTGGGCCGCCGCCGGAGGACGACGTGCCGGATCTGGACCGGCGCGGATGAGCCTGTTTCCGCCGACCAGGGCGCAAATGCTGGCCGAGTTGGAGCGCGAGTTGGGATATCGGCGGCGGCTCTATCCTGGCTGGGTCACCAACAAGAAGATGAGCCAGGCCGCCGCCGACCGGCAGATCGCCGCTCTTGAGGCGGTGCGTGACGAGATCGCCAGGGGCTACCCGCTGCCGCCCGGTATTTCCGAAAAGGCGAAGGCGGTCGTGCTGTATTTCATGACCGACGAGGACTTGGCCGAGTTCGTCAACATCTGCAAGGAGGCGATGCCCGGCGCGGCGTCGTATCATGTGCCATGACCGATACCTGCGCTCACTGTCGTTTCTGGTTAATGCACCCAAAGAACTCCAACGGAGATTGTCGCCGTCACCCTCCCGTGCCGATCATGGTCGGGATGGCCGCGCCTCAGTTCGCTGGCCAAAACCCGACGCCTGTCGTGATGCCTTACTTTGTCACGATGCAGCCGACCGACTGGTGCGGGGACTTTGAAAACAGGCCGCCGACGCCGAAGGCGCTGGATTTGTCGAAAATCAAGTTTACAGGTGAGGCATGACCAGCCTTCAGGCCTCAAATTGGCAGGTCGGGCAGCGCGCCGTCATTGATCGGCGGCGCATTGTCACGATCCATGCTGTGACGCCTTCGGGGCGCGTAAAAGCGGATGATCGGATTTTCGATCCGTCAGGGGATGAACGCGGTTCCAGCGGAAACGGCTCAAAACTGGAATTGCTCACGCCTGAGATTGAGGCGGAGATGGCGCTCGTCGTGCGGGGCAATAAAGCCTCGCGGGCGGCAATCTCGGAAATTGGGAAGGCCGATGATTGGGTCAAGCGCAATTTCAGTTCGTGGGGAGGTGTGCGCGTTCCCGAGCAATTCGACAGCCTGTTGCAGATGATGGAAGCCTTCCCGGACGAGCAGACTTGCATCAACCATCTTCGGGCGATTCGCTGGAAGAATGGTGCTTTCTGCCCGCACTGCGGGGGCGCCACGATTTACCATTTTTCGGACAACCGGACGCACAAGTGCGGGGACTGCCGCCAGCGGTTCTCGATCAAGGTCGGCACCATCTTTGAAGACACGAAGCTGCCGCTCCGGAAGTGGTTTATGGCGATTTGGCTGATCACCAGCCACAAGAAGGGCATCGCCTCCACCACGCTGGCCAAGGATCTGAAGATCACGCAGAAAAGCGCGTGGTTCGTTCTGCACCGGCTTCGCTACGCCGCCCGCACCAAGTCCTTTGCCGCCCCCTTGGAAGGCGATGTGGAGGTCGATGAGACCTACGTTGCCCGCACCGGCAAGGGTGAGATTTTCGCCCACAAGCCTCCAACCAAGTCCGTCTGATCCATCTGGCGTGTGGCCCCGAGCGCAGGCGCTGGAGGAGGCGGCGAAGCGGATGGTGTGGGACGGGTTCACCGACCACGCTTGGCGCAAGCTGGCGGCGAAGGTTCTTGCGTTGGATGCGCTTTCGGTTGGTGGTTCGGAGAAGTCCCCATGACAACCCAGCGCCCCTACCGCCCAAGTAATGGCAGCGAAGGCGACTGGTTCATGTTGATCTGGTGCAGCAAATGCGTCAAAGATTCAGAGGCAAAGCCGTGCCTCATCCTCCTTCGGACGCTCGCTCTTGGCGTCAACGACAAGGGCTACCCGTCCCAGTGGATTGAGGATGATGACGGCCCGCGCTGCACGGCATTCTCCGACCGCATAAAGTCGCCGCTTTCGATCATTCGCGACAAGAGGCAGGAGACATTGCTGTGACCGCGCCGACCCCCGATCCACACGCCCGCAAGATGACGAAAGGCGCGCGGAGCATGAAACCGGGCATTCAGATCAGCGGAGAGAACCTGCGCGGCCTCAAGCTGTGCATCGCCGGCGCGTGGCTCTTCGGGTCTATATCACGCGGCCGGGCGCACGAGTTGGCGCGGGCGCTGGGCATGACGGGCGACGAAATCGACAACCTCAAGTTCGTTGAAGAACGGGCAGCAGAGCGGGAGCATGAAAATGGAAAATGACACCAACAAAACGGCACATGTCTTTCGCCGGCACGAATGGATCAACACAAAGACGCTGAAGCCGATCTACAGCATCCAGGCTCGCGTCGGCCGCAATGGGTGGGCGCATCTTCACGAGGGCGGCAAGCCGATGTTCTTCGACACCGCTGCCGAGAGGGATGCTGCACTGAAGGAATTGCAAGATGCCCGCTGACGACCGCCAAGCGGCCCGCACGCTCACGACAATCCGAATGCGCCGCCGCAAGAATGGCGACGCCTACCTCGACCTCGATGGCTACATTTTCGGCGACGAAGATCATGCGCGCCGCTGGCTGCAACAGCCGTTCGTTGGCAGGTCCACGATCACGCTTGAGCGCGTCGTGGTTTCTAAAGACCGGGTTTGCCCGCATTGCAAGGGAACCGGATCGGACGACAGAACGGCTAAAGTAATCGGAAAGATGACCGTTGACGAATTTCTGGAGGCAGTATGACCGACCACCAAACGGCACCGGGCGGCTTCCCATGGAAGTCGCACCGCTTGGCCGATTGGTCAATCGTCGGGATGAACCACTACCACCAGAACGGCGAGCGGCGGCTTTTTGTGTCCATGGAACGCCAGGGCCGTTGCATTAAAGCCGAGGGGGAAGATGCTGGGGCGCTATGGGCCGAACTAGAGCGTCAGGCATTTTTGGCGAAAGACACACCATGACCGACCCCCAATCCCAGCGCCAGAACGGCGGGGACGGAATGCTGAAGTTGCGGCGTTCGGTTTCGCGACGGGAGAACACGATCCCGTCGGCCTTCAACGTCGGTAGCGCGGCGCAAGCGGTATTCTGTATTGATGATGCCCGACACGACATTCTTTGTTTCAGCGACGCATTACGTGACGCTCGCCTTCGCATCTCCGCGCTTGAAGCGGAGCGGGAAAAGTATGACACGCCAGCATGGCAAGCAAATGAGCGGCTGAATGCTCAGGTTGAACAGCTATGCGCAGAGCGGGATCGGCTGAGGGCTGCGTTGGCGATGCGGCCAATGTCAGAGGCACCCAAAATTGATGGGCGCCGCATACTCGCTTGGCAGAAATCTAGATGGGGGTTCCCGGCATATTGGCGCGTCATCTATTGGAACGAAGGCATTGGCAGAGCCGGTTATACTTTTCCTTGCTGGATGTGCGCAGTCTGCATACTAAGCGAGAAGGAAGAAGATTTTGCGGGATGGGTGTCACTGCCGCCCGACCCCGCGCGGGAGGCCCTTGGCGATGAGTAACCGAACACTGGTCGAATTGAACCACGATTATTGCCCGCACGGCCCGACCGAAGAACATGACTACGGCCGGGCGTTGGCGAGTTATATGCGTGGCGCGGACCCTGCGTTTCTGCCTCCTGGCGTGATCCGCAAACACTACCGGCATCACAGCGATCCTGATCCGATGATGGAGTCGGCCGGTCTTCGCAACGAAATTATCCGTTTGCGCGCTGAACTGGCGGAAGCACGTCGCGTCCGCAAACTGGACCAAGCCGAGATCGTGGCTGCGCTGGGACAGTTGGATTCAATGGCCGAACAGCACGAAATCGAATTACGTGCGACGGCCAACGATGCCGAACACGCGCGGGCGAAGGCGCTGGAGGAAGCGGCGGTGGTGTGCGAGGCGCAGGCTGGCGGCGGCGACCATTCGGAGTATTCTTGGGGCATCTTTCAAGGCTGCAATCAGTGCGCCGCCGCGATCCGCGCTTTGGCGAAGGAGGGTGGGGCGTGAGCAGTTTGATATTTTATGTGCTTTTGGCCGTCCCTGTTTTATGTGCCATCGGCTACACGGTTCTCATAGCGTGGCTGTTGTGTGCGGTGATTGCGGGGCGACCAAGATGAAGTCTCAACCGGGAGATCACAGCATGGCCCAATCCAGCACAGTCCGCGTCCGCATCCTCGTGACGGTGGAGTAGGGCGGATGGGTGCGAAGCCGACGAAAGCCACTATCCTCGCATTAGAGCGCGTGTTTGAGGCCGAGATAAATGGACTCCTGCCGTTTCAATCAAAGTCCAGCATATATCGTGATCTGATGGCAGCCGGCCTCGTGGAACCGATGTCGCGCAAGTTTGGCACCGGATGGAGCGGCGTCACGGTTTCCGGATATGCGCTGACGCACTCTGGCCGCTTTGTGTATTGCCAATCTTGCGAGGACGTGCCCTGCCGGCCGAAGGCCGGCAGGGCGACTGAGGGGATGTGAAGGATGGAAAATAGCCCATTTTTGCCACGGGCCGAACCCACCATAGCGTCTCGTATTCGCGTTAACAAAGACGACTATTGGGCCGCGCGCGATGAGTTCAATCACTTATCTTTCAGAGCAAATCAGGCGCGACTTCGCATGGAAAGCGCGCTTCGTAATCTGCGCGATCTTGGCTGCACCGACCTTAACGAGGCCGGCCCGGCGATTGAGGGGAGGGTGAGGGATGCGACCGACGAGGCGTGATGCCGCAATCTTCTGGCTTGCGTGGGCAGCGGGCGAAGGATGCGTCGTCACGCCAAACCGAGCCGAATGGTCGCTTTGGGTGCAACGCCACGGCCGCGATGGCGATCCCGAGCCGATAGGGCTTGTGGATCAGGGACGCGAATTGAAGGCCGATATTCTCGCCGTTCTGACAGGAGATTACGATGCCGAGTGACTTAGCTGCGCCGCTCCCCACACCCCAAGACATCGCGCACTTCGTCAAAGCAATGGATCGCCTCGCCCAATTCGAGGCTGAGTTCTACGATGTGCGCGGCTTCGGCGCGTTCAAGCGCGACGAGAATTTTTCCGATCCCGTCGTGGTGAAGGTGTTCGCGTGGCTGCGGTCGGGTGCCCAGGCCGCTTCCACAGTCACCGCAACCATGGAAGTGGAACAAGCGGCGTTCAACCGTGGACTGGAAGCCGTTCGGCCTGAGGGGATATATCACCTCGCCCATAGCGCCCCATGGCGCCACGAAGGCACCAGCATTTACGATTACGTCGACCGCCTAGTCGCCCGCGTTCCGCAGGAATACATGGCGCGGAGGATCGTGGAGGCGGTGAATGGGAATGGCACTCTTGTCGATGCGCATGCAATGCAGAAAGCCGAAGCAACCATCACGGCATGGCGCGCGGTCTTCCAGAGCATTGAAGCGCACTTGCAGGACAGGATCGCAATGCGCGATCAGGCCGACCCAGAAACATATTTGAGCATTATCCAAGGCGAAGTGGAGCGCGTGGACCGGGAAAGCGACGCTTATGTCGCCGCTCGATGGAGAGATTCCGAGCGGTATCAGGCCAAAATCACAGAACTGGAAGCCGAGATTGCGCGTCTATCAGGTGCGACTTGGAACTTAAATGCCGCCGATAGTGAAAGACTGGTTGGCGCTCTACTCAACCCGCCAGAGCCGAACGAGGCGTTGAAGGCTGCGGCTGCCCGTCGCGTTGCTCCCGCCGACGCGGACGTGGAGCGGGTGGCGCTGGATGGTTTAATTGAAAGCGTCCTAGCATTTGCGGACGCGAGCGTCTTGAAGCCGGATTTTTTCGACAGACGCGCCGAGTTGATTGCCGCGGCCACCATCTATCGCGCCGCCATCGCCGCGATGAAGGGGGCGTGATGACCGTCGAGCGAAAATACCGCTGCAATCTGTGCCGAGATTCCATCAACGTGGAATTGATCGGCCTCTACTGGAAGAACTCCATGCTCGTCGAGGTTCCGTTCATCTGGCTTTCCTCTCATGTTTCGGTGCATTGATGGCGGTCGCTTGGCACGGAAAGGCGCGCAATCTTGATGTCGCCGGACTGGTCGTGCCGTGCGGAACCTGCAACGCCGAAATCGGAGCGTGGTGTCGCTGGGCGCCGGCCCGCTCGCTGCATCGGTGTCGCTCTGACATGGCAGAGGCGCTAGGGTTTGTGACGGTCGACGAAATGCCGCTGATGGAGAAAGCCGATGCGGGTGTGCCGCAGTTGCGCCGCGCGCGAGGACGAAGCGCCGTTTCCAAAGCGGTGCAAGCCGGCATCGACCTGCCTTGACTGCGCGGGGGACGCGGCGGTGAAACTGCGGATTGCCGAGCGGCGGCGGGAGTTGCGCGTCTGGCACGCGCAGGGGATCAAGAAGCCGGGCAGGGAGGGAGATTTGGTCGTGTTCTTGGAGGTAACGCGATGAAACTCGCATACGCTGACCCGCCCTATCTTGGGTACGCTGGCTTTTACGCCAAGCAGCATCCCGAGGCTGCGATATGGGACGATCCCGCCGCCCATCGGCGCTTGATTGAGAACCTTTGCGACGAATACGCGGACGGTTGGGCGCTGTCCTGCACCAGCGGCAACCTTCACGACATCCTGCCGATGTGTCCGCGCGACACGCGCATCGGTTCCTGGGTGAAGCCGTTTGCCTCGTTCAAGAAGGGCGTCCCGGTTGCTTATGCCTGGGAGCCGGTTTTGTTTCGAGGCGGTCGAAAGCGCGGCCTTGATGAGCCGACCGTTCGCGATTGGATCGCTTGTCCGATCACATTGAAACGCGGTGTTGTGGGTGCGAAGCCCCGCAAAGTCTGCCTCTGGATTTTTGACCTTTTGGGCGCGCGGCACGATGACGAGTGGGCTGACCTGTTTCCCGGCTCTGGGGCTGTCAGCATTGCGTGGGCCGAGTTCGCTGGTATGCCGTCGCCGCTGGGGCCGACGCCGCTCGAAGCCGCGCTCGCATGACCGCCCGCGTTCCCGGCCTGCGATGCGCTCAGTGCGGTGCGGAAGAAGTCATCGCGATCAAGCCAGGCGCTGACCCGGTGTATGGCCCGCTCGACCCGGCGACGGTGCGCGGGGAAAAGGTCGCCGGCGCGCTGCTGCGCCCTGGCCGAGAGGATGTCGCCTATTGCTGGGCGCACTGGCCGTGTCGGCCACCGCAGCCCGATCTGTTTGGAATAAGAACATGACAGTCCGCCTGCGTGCCTTGTCGCTTGGTGCTGGCGTACAGAGCACAACCTTGGCGCTGATGTCCGCCAGGGGGGACTTGCCGCGCGTCGATTGCGCGATCTTTTCCGATACCGGATGGGAGCCTGCGGCCGTCTACCGTCATCTTCAGTGGCTTGAGACGCAACTGCCATTTCCGGTTCACCGCGTCAGCGCCGGCAACATCCGCGACGACGTGATATCGGGCAATTCGGGGCGATCCGGCCGGTTCGCCTCGATCCCGTGGTTCTTGCGCGGCCCCGATGGAAAAGCAGGGATGGGACGTCGCCAGTGTACCGCCCACTACAAGTTGGAACCCATCGCCAGGAAAGTGCGGGCACTCCTTGGCGTCGGACCGCGCGACTACATCGCGCCCGGCTCGGTGGAAATGTGGATTGGTATTTCGACAGACGAGATCCAGCGCATGAAACCGAGCAAGCGCCGCTATCTCGTGAACCGCCACCCGCTGATCGAAACTGACGTGTCGCGCCGAAACTGCATCCGTTGGCTTGAGGAGCGACAATACCGGATACCACCGAAATCAGCCCGCATCGGGTGCCCGTTCCATGACGACAACGCATGGCGACAGATGCGCGACACGGCCCCAGACGAGTTTGCCGACGCGGTTGCGGCAGACCGACTCATTCGCGATGGCGGTTCCCATCGGGGGATCAGAGGGCAGCAGTTCATGCACCGTAGCCTTCAGCCGCTGGATCAGGTCGATTTTTCGACGTGGGCCGAACGCGGGCAGTCAGACCTTTTCAATCTGGAATGCGAGGGGATGTGCGGTGTGTGACCTGCCGCTACCCGCTGCAACGCGCCTGAAACCGTCTTGCTTCTGCAACCGGAGGGAGGCAGGATGCCGCCCTTCCGACGAGGATCGACTGAGACTGGAAATAGAAAGGCCGCCGATCCGGATGAGGGATCGACGGCCTAAGTCTGGGGCACTGCCAAGCACCGCAGGGTATGAACGCCCTGTATGTGCCATCGGAAGCCGCCCCGGTCAATGGCAAGAAGGGGCATTCCGCTTTGACTTTTCGCGCATGTTTTTCGGCTGGGGGGCGCTGCCTGCGACGGCCCCGACCGTTCTCCGCGCTGCGTAGCAGCATCACCCGAACCGTCTCCCTGTGGAAAGTCACAGGTAGGCGAGAGACGGTAAGCGGTGACGCTACAGGCGGAACGTGGGTCTTGCGCTGCTTGAGCGCCACCCTCGGAATCTACGCACAAGCTCCCGATGCCTGACGGCCCCCTCGGCGAATCGCTGCTGGGGCTGTCCCAGCGCCTTCCCCCCGCGAACATCGCGGCCGAGCAGGCGTTGCTTGGGGCCCTTCTCGCGAACAACAAGGCGTTCGACCTTGTGCCTTTCCTGCTGCCGGTGCATTTCGCCGACCCCGTCAACGGTCGCATTTTCGAGGCGATCAGCCGTCGCGTGACGGCCGGCAAGCTGGCCGACGCGATCACGCTCAAGGCCGAGTTCGAGAACGCGGGCACGCTTGAGGATGTCGGCGGCGTCGCTTATCTCGGGCACCTGCTCGCCTCGATGGTCGGCATCATCAACGCCGGCGAGTATGCCAAGGCGGTTCACGACGCCTGGATGCGGCGGCAGATCATCGCGACGGCCGAGGATATGGTTCACCGGGCGTTTTCGCCCGAGGCCGAGGAAACCGGGGCGACGATCGTCGCCGGCGGCGTGCAAGACCTGCTGGCGCTTGATGCGGGAGACGCCGCCCAGGCCGTGACGATGGAGCAGGCTCTCACGGGGGCTGTCTTCAGGGCCGAGGCCGCGTTCCGCGGCGATCGCGGACAGGGGCGGCTTGATACCGGCGTCCGCACCTTCGACGGCTTGTGGGGCGGCATGTGGCCGGGCCATCTGCATTATCTGATGGCTCGATCGCGCACGGGCAAAACTTCGGCGGCCTTGCAAATCGCCCGCAACGTCGCCCAACGGCTGCTCGACGAGCACATCGCGACCAAGCTGCCGCCCGAGCACGTCCACATCGTCAGCCTGGAAATGAACGCCGAGGATTTGGGCGTCGTGCAGCTGACGCAGGTCACGCGCTGGACGGCAGACCAGATCAGGGCCGGCGACATTGGCGGTCCCGATGCCTGGCTGGAACTTGAGGGGGCAAAAACCGACCTGTCGGACCTCCCCATCGTGATCGACGCCCCCTCTGGAATGACGTTCGGGGAACTGAGTGCCCGGGCGAGGGTCGTGCGGCGAACGCGAAAGACCCGGCTGCTGATCGTCGACTACATGGCGCTGATCCGGCCCGATCCCGGCCAAGCCAGAATGAGCAAGCCCGAGTGGATTCCATTTCTCGGCGCGCAGATGAAGGGGCTGGCAAAGGCGTTGGGGGTGCCGATCATCGCCCTGACGCAGATCAACAAACCAAAGGAGCGGGACATCCCGACCCGCCCGACGCTCGGGGATCTGCCCTACGACGGAGGACAGGACGCGGACGCGGTGTTTTGCCTCTGGCGCCCTGAGATCGACCTCGACACCGAATGTCCCGATTTCGCGGGGCATGGCAGCGAGGAACAGCAGGCGAAGAAGCGCAGCGAGTGGTGGGCCCGCCGGAACTCGGTTCGCAACGTCGCCGAGTTCGGCGCGCTCAAGCGCAGGTTTGGCCCGACGGGATGGAAGAAGATGAAGTTCGACGGGCCGCGGATGCTGTTCGTCGACCCGCCCGATCCCGACGCGCCGCCTGACGAGGACGGCGAGTGAGCAGGAAAATGACCCGGCGGGTGTATCCCGTCACCAGCGATGCCGAGCGCGCCGAGTGCTATCGCCGCGGCGCTGCCGATTGGCGGGCAACGTGCCCGTACGAGTTCGGTGAACAGCGGTGGGCTTGGCAGCAGGGCGCAATCGACGCCGAGAACGCTTTTCTCGCCCGGCAGCGCGAGATGACGCTCGAAGGGGAGAGGTTTTCGTGACCGCATATTCCTTCATGCGCCGGTTCGTCCCCCCAATTGAGGCCGGCACGAAGCGGCAGACGATCCGGGCACCGCGCGCTGGCCGGTCGCGGCACGTCAATGTCGGCGGCGAGATGCAGCTTTATACCGCAATGCGGACGAAACACTGCCGGCTCATCAAGCGCGTCCATTGCGCCGGCGTCTCGCCGATCAAGATTGGCGTCGCGGCCGGCTGGGTCGAGATCGTCGGCAGCCACGACGGTCGAGCTTTCATCATCCGTCGGCAGGACAGCCTCGACAGCTTTGCCCGGCGGGACGGCTTCGCCGATTGGGACGACATGCGCCAGTTCTGGCGCGAGACGCACCCCGATGTCGATGTGTTCTCGGGCGTGCTGATTACCTGGGTCATCCCGTGAGCGAAGCATTGGCATTGATGCGATTCGGGAGCGCCATCTACAACGACAAACGCCGCCCGATGCGAACGGGCGGCGTTTGCTTAAACGTGCGTGATGTGCCGCGAAACACATCGGGGAGACAAGTTGACACCCCTGATGTAGCCGCTGCGCACCATGCCTGCAAGGGACATGCGTGAACATGAGCGACTACTCTGAGACGAATCGCGCCTTCCGTGGCGTGTGGATACCGCGCCACATCTGGCTACACCCCGGCCTCTCGATCATCGAGAAGTGCATGCTGGTCGAGATCGACAGCCTCTCCAAGCTGGACGGTGGTTGCTATGCCAGCAATGCACACTTCGCGTCGTTCCTCGGCGTGTCCGCTTCTCGCGCATCCGAGATCGTCATGGCGTTAAAAACAGCCGGACTGATCGACACCGAAATCGGCTGGGACGACAAAAAGCAGCGGTGCCGGAAGATCACCATGACCGGAAGGGTATCCGTAAATACCGACGATGAGGTATCCGGGAATGGCGGAGAGGGGTATTCGGAAAACCGTCGCGGGGGTATTCGGGAAACCGACGAAAACAATACAAAGAATAACAATACAAAGGAACAGTACCAGACTCTCCTGGGCGATGAGGAAAAGTCGAAGCCGAAGACCCCTGATGAAGACCCGGAGTTCGATGCCTTTTGGGCAGCCTACCCCAGGAAGATCGACCGGAAGGACGCGCTGAAGGCTTGGGGGAGGGCTATCAAGCGTGCCAAGCCACCGACCATCATGGCAGGGCTTGCTGCCTACAGCTTCAGCGAGGAAGAAAAGTTCCGGCCGCACCCCGCAACTTGGCTGAATAATGATCGGTGGGTGGTCGAAGATGTGCCGGTTCCGCGCGCCGCTCCCATCGCGCCAGACCTCGCCGCAGACCCCTGGGGCGTGAACGCCTGGATCGCAACGCTGAACCTGACCGAGCGATGCACGGTCGACGGCGTCAAGGTGCCGTCGCTGAACCTCATGAGCCCGGCGTTCGAGTGCGAGCGGGTGTGCGAAATCGCGGGCATCCCCCGGACTGCCAGGCCAAAGCTGGACGCGCTCATGGGCTGGATCAGGGACGACCTCGACCTCGGCACCCGCGGCGTCATGAACGCGATCAGGGAGGCCGCCAGAACAGCGCGCGGCCCGATCGGCAGCTTGGCCTACTTCGACCAGCCGATCCGCGCCGTAGCCCGTCACAACGGCGACCTCGACATGTACGCGCCGGCGGAAGACCGCGTGAAACGGGAGGAATGGGGAGGGTGATCTACGGGTCCGTCTGCTCCGGCATCGTTGTTGGGACACGTATTGGGCGCCTGACTGTGGTAGAGACTTACTCGCCCAAGCGCGTTGATCAGGTGCGCCTGCGCTGCGCTTGCGATTGCGGCGTAACGCTGGACACCACAGCCTCCCGGTTGAGGCATGGCAGCAACAAAAGTTGTGGATGTTTTCGCCGCGATAGGGCGGGACAACTTTACCGCAAGCACGGTCTGTCCAAGACCCCGGCGTATTGCATGTTCTACGACGCCCGGAAGCGTGCGGCTGCCGTTGGCATTCCGTTCGCGATTGAACCTTCTGACATCATCATTCCATCGCACTGTCCCGTGCTTGGAATACTTTTGAAAGCGACTGGCGAACGCGACAGCAGGCCCTCGCTGGATCGCATCGTCCCGGCCCTCGGTTACGTTCTCGGAAACATTAGCGTGATTTCATTCCGTGCGAACCGGATCAAGTCAGACGCGAATGCAGATGAGCTGCGGCGGGTCTTGGCTTATGTGGAGGCCAGCCGATGATCTTTGGTTCGGTGTGCTCCGGGATAGAAGCCGCCTCCGTCGCATGGGCGCCGCTGGGCTGGCGTGCCGCGTTTCTGTCCGAGATCGACCCGCAGGCGTGGGCCGTTCTCGCGCAACATTATCCCGACGTGCCAACGCGTGGCGACTTCACCGAAATTCAGGCAGGCGATCATGAACCAATCGACCTTCTCGTGGGGGGAACCCCCTGCCAGTCCTTCAGCGTCGCCGGCCTCCGCGGCGGACTGGCCGACGCCCGTGGAAACTTGGCCCTCGAATTTCTTAGATTGGCTGATCGCCTTCGGCCCCGCTGGATTGTTTGGGAGAACGTCCCCGGCGTTCTGTCAGCAACTTCCCACAACGCTCCCGATCCGCGTCCACCGACGCACGACGTGGCGGAAGGGACCGAATGGGTGGGAGAGGATGAATACGACGCTGACGAAGACCATGCGTTCGCATGTTTTCTGGCCGGCCTTTCAGACCTCGGGTATGGGTGGTCCTACCGGAGCCTTGACGCTCAGTATTTCGGCTTGGCCCAGCGACGGGAGCGCGTGTTCGTTGTCGGCTATCTTGGAGACTGGCGACGTGCCGCAGCGGTACTATTTGAGCCCGCGAGCCTGCGCGGGGATTCTGCGCCGCGCCGGCAAGCGGGACAAGGTGTTGCCGCACCGATTGCAGCAGGCTCTGAAAGCAGCGGCGGATACCGCAACGATGCGGAAACCACCGACAACCTGATCGTCGGAGCGCTGGATGCCAGCGCCGGCGTCGCGGATGAAAATGACGCCAAGGATAGTCGCCTGATCGCCTTTGGCGGCAACAACACATCCGGCCCGATCGACGTAGCGACGGCGCTCAACGCAAGCCACACCGCAAGCGGGCGGCAGGACTTTGAGACCGAAACCTTCATCGCGCACACGCTTCGCGCCGAAGGCTTCGACGCAGGCGACGACGTTGCGTTCAGCAGCAAGGATTACGCCGCCGACGCTGGCGGTCAGGTTGCGGTGGCGCTTCAGTCAAGCCAGAGCGGTGTCCGCGAAACTGATGCCCACGCAACGCTTGACGCCAACAATGGTAGTCGGCGCCACAATGGGATTGCGACTGCTTCCGCCGTTCGCCGGCTGACGCCGACCGAATGTGAAAGACTGATGGGCTTTCCTGACAATTGGACGCTGGTGCCCTGGCGCGGGAAACCGATGGCCGACGGCCCGCGCTATCGGATGCTCGGCAATTCGATGGCCGTTCCGGTCGTGCGGTGGATTGGCGAGCGCATTCAGGCGCAGGAATCAGCCCTCAAGCCGCCAGAGAACGCGCTCGCGGGCGCCGGGCACGACTTCAAGCACGTCGAGGAATAGCACGAGCCACGCGGGCACGGCGCGCTCGCCGGTAATCCAGCCGCGGATTGTGCGCGGGGAGACGCCGAGCAGCCGGCCGGCGTCGACCTGCTTCAACCCCATGCGCGCCAGCTGCGCGGCGAGATCGGAGCCGGTCACTTCGTCCGTTCCCGGCTGACGTGCGTCGCCCGGGCGAGCGCCGGTGGATGCTGAAGCAGGTCGATAAGCACCCGCACCGCCATCGGAACGGGGCTTTCCCCGGAACGCCAGCGACGGACGGTGCGGATGTTCACGGCGATCAGCCTGCCGAAGCTGGCCTGGGTCAGCCCGATCGCGTCTATCTGCGCCTGAAGCTCGTCCCCGGTCATGGATGTTTCTCCAGCAAGGCATCAAGCGCACCGGCCTCCAAGCGCCACGAGGCCATGTCGCGCCGGTAACTGGCGATCGCCCATCGGACAAGCTGCCATTCAGCCTGTGTGAGCGTGACGCCGCTCGCCTCGGCCCCTGGCCGGCGGACGACTTCGATGGCTCTGGCGCGTTTGTGCCTGTAAATAATGTAGCCGTCTGCGGCCAGCGCCTGAACGAGCCGCACGATGCCGCTCTTGGACTTGAGGCCAACATGCGTCAGCATTTCGGCGCAGGACGGGCACACGCCGGTCTTGCGGATCGTCTCGTCGATGTAGACGAGCAGGCGGTGCTGCTGCGCGGTCACGTCCTATGCCTCCTTGATGTGGGGGTAATAGCGAACGTACAGGCTCAGACCGTTGATAGGTGCCGGCCACAGCAGCAATTCGCAGGTCATGTGGTTAAAGGTGATCATCGTCGGAATCGCGCAAACCGGCGGTTTGGCAATGTCTCCGCGCATCTGGTGCCATTCCGCGAATCCGACCTCGCGAAGTTGGTAGTCGATCTGATATCCGGCTCTCCGGATGCAGGCGAAGATGAGGCGGCCGCAATCGGGCAACGCGACAACGCACTCGCCGGGGGTCAGCTTCATCAGCTGGCCCAGCCGATAGCATTTGCAAGCGCTTCCGACTCACGCGAACGGTCGCCTGCCTTGCGCCAATGATCGGCGGTATCAAGCCAAGCGGCCATCATCAGCCCCTCGCCTTTAGCCCGGACTAGCGGATCTGAGGAAAATGGATCGGCACCAACCCCGACCAAGAACCTGTTCAACGCTGCCAATGATACCATCACGCTCTCCTGTCTGGCCGTCAGGCGTCGAGCGGCCGCAACCGCTCTCAGCCAGGCGGTCAGGCCGTGACGGCGATTCGGTAATCGGCTGCCAGTTCACTGGCCCGCTTGCGCGCCGCCGCCTCGGTGCGGAAATACTGTTCCTTAACGGTGTGCCCCATCGCGTTCCAGTCGTCCGTCGGCATCGCGAACAGGCGCACGCGCCAGCCGCGCCCCGAGTTGCGGTAGCCGCGCCGCTGCGTCCAGTCGGTCACGGTCAGGTGGTAGGTGACGGTCGCGCTCATCGCGCGCCACCCGTCATGCGCTCGAGGACGCCCTGCGCGACAACGTACGCCTGCGAACGGCGGTCTTTGTCATCACCGTACGCTTCGAGCGCCGCTTTCACGATGCGCAGTTCCTCGGGGTCTGAAACTGACAGCGGCAGCGAAGTCTCGACCAGCCCAAGCGCCGTCCGCGCCCGTATCCGCCATTCGGCAAACCACTCCACGAGATCGGATGCGTTGATCGGTGCGCCGCCCTCCCAATCGTCCTCAAGGTGGGTTGCGGCCTCCGTCAGCAGGTCGATGACAGGGGGCGCCGGTTCGACGACCGGGGCGGCCGTGTCCCGCCCCGGCGTATTAAGGCGCGCTCCTGCGGGCGGCTCCCGCAGCAGCCGCACCCGCACCCGCTCGATCTGGCGCACCGTCTCGGGCGGATCGACGTGTTCCTCGTCGAGTGCGCGGTTGCACAGAACGAGCAGCAAGTGCCGCTCTGACTCGGTAATGTCCATTGGTCAATCCTCCTCTGCGGCTTCGTTTTCCTCGGCCGGTTCAGGAATGCGCGGTGCCGGCCGCTCGACCTGGGCAATGACGCTGATTGCCAAACGCCGGATCAGATCGAGGTTGGCTGCGTCCTCGGCCAGCACGAGGATCGCACGCAGGGCGCAGTCCATCGTCGGCAGGCTGGCAATCGCCATCGCGATTTGACCCTCGGTGCTGTCGTCCAGATCGCCCCGAGCGTTGACGATGGCGACCTCGGCGCGGTCGTGCCACATAACCTTGCGCGTGATGTCGCCAAACTGGGCGACGCACTGCCACTGGCCGCCCGCTGGTGTCGCGGCGCGTATCAGTTTGTCGTCGGCCGCATAGGGCCGTCGCTTCTGCGCGGAGTGGAACGCAGAGACGATCTTCATTTCGTCCATTGGTGGTCTCCCTGGTGTGTTGGCAGCAAAAAGCGGCAGGCTTAGCAACCTGCCGCTTTTCCGTGATTAGCCGTCGCCGTCGCCGTAGCCGTAGCCGTAGCCG